GACAGAGTAGCGGAGACCGTAAGGATTACAGCGCCACTCTCACAAAGGAACGGGAAGACCATTCTAAGGAAGTCAAAGATCTAGAAGAGCGTCATGCTAAACAGATCGATGATCTTCGTACACAAGTAGCACGGCTGACAGACAGAGTCGATGAACTGCAGCAACAGGTTGAGGCCGAACGCACCAGGCGACATGAAGCAGAGGACATGGCAATGCATTACAGACGCATTGCGGGGGTACAGGAATGAGCCGGTTAAGAGATCGTTCTTCCAGACAATGGGTAACGAACGCTCTGCTAGTTGTTGTTCTTGGCCTCGTTGCCTATGGTGCATTTGACAGGTACATTGCCAGAAGGGAAAATGAAACATCCCAGGCTAATGCTACCGTTGTTGCTGAGCAGGTCAAGGCGTTGTGTGCTAATCCGGAAACATCTGACGACGTACCAGATGAGTGGTGTCGTCAAGCCGAGGTTGTCGCTGATGCTCCTGCAGAACAGATTCCTGGTCCTCCGGGGGAGAAGGGAGATCAGGGGGACAAGGGTGACACTGGTAGTCGTGGTCCGATGGGTCCTCGAGGGCTACCTGGAGAAACAGGTGAGCAAGGTCCTCAGGGTATTCCAGGCGACATTGGACTCCGCGGTGCGACCGGTCCACAAGGGGTTGAGGGCGTCCAAGGTGAACCTGGAGAGCAGGGGACTTCAGGAGACATTGGACCTCAAGGTCCTGTCGGGGCTACCGGAGCGACAGGTGCAACAGGGGATACTGGGCCGCAGGGTCCTCCTGGACCGATAGGACCTACTGGGTCTCCTGGCCCAGAAGGAAAGCAAGGGGTTCAAGGCGAAGCAGGACCGAAGGGTGACAAGGGAGATCCGGGGAGAGGGATCGTCAACATTGTCATCGAAGGTGACATTCGTCAATGTGAGGTAATCATTACCTACACTGAAGCGCCTGTCGAGCAGAGGATCCCAGTGAATGGAATTGTCTGTGTCTAAGTTTAGGAAGGGAAGAAGATGAAGGCTGCAGCCAAGGCTATTGCCTATTTGATCTTCGCTGCACTGACTGCACTGGCATCGGCTCTGACAGATGATGTCGTCACTGGCGAAGAGTGGATCAACATTTCCATTGCAGGTGCCACGGCCGTTGGAGTCTGGCTCACGGCGAACTTGCCTCAATTGATCTGGGCCAAGACGGCCACAGCAGCTGTGTTGGCTGGGCTCAACGTTCTGGTCTCAGCCATTACGAATGGCAACATCAGTAACGCAGAGTGGGTGAACATTGCACTAGCTGTGATTGGTGTCATCGCAGTGTACTTCACCCCTGACAGTGTTACACCTAGAGCTGTTCCTGCTGCGCACAGAGGACCTCAAGCAGTCTAGGTAAACAAAGACCGCCCGCTACCTCGTAACTCCCCCCAGACGAGGTAGCGGGCTTTTGTTATGCTCTGGTTCAATGTACGAATTCATTGTAACGGATCTTGCTCGTTTGGTTAAATGTCCTGTACGAAGGCATCGATAGTAATCTGTCCAGAAGATCTAACCAGGGTTACTTGAACCTCATCCCAGTCCGTATGTGTTTCTACTTTAGCCCACAATGCGTTGAGTGCCACAGCTACTTCATCTGGCCATAGCTCCGGTGGAAGTCTTACTGTAGTCATTCTTTCCAGCCTCTCTCTAGTACGGCTTTATCCTTCAGTACTGTTGTCTGATAGAACAACAAGTGACGTAGTGCATCCATCGCGTGAGGCTGGCCCGGAGACCACAGGCCTAGCCGCTTAATGTTCTTATCCTTCACAAAGCCCTTGGCCATACTTGCCGTCTGCTTCACAGTAGGCACGTTGTTAGCTTTGGAGAAGGTCTTAGTCACTCCGATGTACTCTACAGAGTCTAGGACCAAGCCTGGTCTTTCTTTGTTACGGTACTCGAAGGACTCATACACCACAGTCATGTCATCGTGTTCGAATTCCCAGTACAGTCTCTCTAGCCTTCTGTGTAGGACTAGATGATGGGCTTCGGGACCCAATTGCTGTACCTTGTAGTCCCAACCTTCGCCTGTGAGTCCTACTGCGTAGGCTATTCCGGTTGTGCCGCCTGGGTCAAGACTGACGATTAGGGTCATCGCCCCAGCCCCTCCATTCCCATGTAGCACTTCGATCATCCCACTGGTACGTACCAACAGGCTTGTCGATCACTTCGACCGTCTCTCTGATGTTGAGGTCGCCAAGGTTGAATACGTCCTTGACCTTTCGCCTGATGGTGAACTTGGTACCTGCTGCCATCGCTCCTTTGTTATGTAGCGGTCCTCCCACGCAGCGGCCCCTATGCTGAGTCATGTCGTCTCACCCTGTGGTTCCCTTCAATTGGAATTTCGCGGTTAGACTTTGTTTAGACTTGCGCCTTACGAGTTGCTCACAGATGATAGTTGAGCTTGTTAGACTTAGGATAGACTCTGTTAGACTTAGGTGTTACGCTAGCTCAGCTACCTTGAGATCTAGCTGAGCGATGTGCTCCGGAGTGAGATCGAAGAACTGCGACAGACCAAGAGCCTCGAGGCAGTCCGAGCCGCCTCGAACCACAGCACCGAAGATGGCAACCTTGTTCTTCTTAATGGTCTCCGGAAGCTCTGGGTCGTCGATGTCGAATTCTGTCGCGAGGCGATTGTCGTACCGGAGCTTCTTCTTCATGTGAGGTTGACCCTTCTCATGTAGCTGTCTTCGCCGTCAAGCTCGTAGCAGGTCTGGGTACACCAAGTGCGAGCATCATCTTCGCCAAGCCAGAACAGTTCACCTTGATCATGAACAGGCTCGTGGTCGAAGACGATCTCGCATCGCTCGCATGTGTGCTTCATCGGGAATGGTACCTCGCATCTGCCTTACGCTCGCCACCTATAATAGGACCCTGAACTCCTTCTCCGCTTTGATCCCGTAACCACTCAATGTAGCGGTCGGAGTTTCGAATGACATCGATACTGAGGATGTCATGCCAAGGGAAGATTGTGTACCCATCTTCTTTGCTGACAACTAGGCCTGCAGGGTCGCGCCGCCAGAATCTAAAGGTGTTGAAGAGGAAGGTTCGTTTGTCTTGGTTCTTGAACTTGACCGTGATAAGTCCGTCAGGCTTCACTTTCGATCTCCTCCTCAAGAGCCTTCAGCTCTCCCTGCAGCTCAGAGATGCGTGCCTCGATCTGAGCCTTGCGACGACGGAGGTTAGCCTTTCCCTTCTTGATGATCTCGACGTTGTCGGGGTGAAGGTTGCTACGGTCACCGTCTACGAATCGCACGCGCTCGTTCTCACTCACCTTCCGACCGAGCTTCTCCTCGGCGATCAGGTGGTGGTCGAACACCCAGCCATCAGCGGTGCGCGTGTAGTGGTAACCATTCGCACTAACGTTCTTGTCGCCGATCTGGGCCTTGCGTCCCTTAGCCATCGTTCCTCCTTAGCATGTCACGGACCTTGTAGATCTGAGTAGTGGACCAACCAGTTATCTTGGCTAGCTGGTTACCAGTCAAGCCTGCATCTAGTCCTTCTAGGATGTGTCCGTACAGATCGAACCTGGCATCTTCTAGATTGTCGAGTGCGCTCCCGTGTCGCTTCTTGGCCTCGAGTAGTCGATCAAGATCGTATCCAACTTCTTCGGCTACCTTCTTAGCCTTGACCAAGTTAGTCTCTTCTGCGAGCCGCTTAAGCTCTTCATCGTGTTCGCTCATGTACTTATTATACCATGGCAAGGTGGCCCCAGGCAAGTGAGGCCACCCTGATGGATGCTACCAGTTGCTGATGATGTCGTTCATGCTTGCTGGCTCATCTGTCAACATGGCTTGCTGTTCTTGGTTGCGAACCTTGTCTGCGCAACCCTGATTGCAGGCAACGTAAGTCCAGATAGCATTGTGCTCAGTGTCACGAACCTGAAGCGTTCGAAGACTACCTACATCTTCTTGTTCCTTGCCACACACATCACAGTTGAACATGGTAGCTCCCTTCGAGCTGTTGATTACCTGACACCTATAGCTTAGCGTGTGGCTCAACAGGTCCGCACCCGCTCAGTTAAGTGAGGAGGGGTTACTCATACTTCGTTCGGCGAGTGAGCCGCCAGTAGTCGAACCAGGCTTCGACCTCTCTCATGTCCCACAAGTAGCCATTGCCCCTCTTGCTCACATGGTCTGGGAAGCCTGTACTTTCCTTGCGCTCACTTAGTCGACTAACATTACTAATCGACATACCTAGAAAGGTGCAGATGTCTTCTGAAGTAGCCAGACGCTTGGCAGGTACACCGATAGGAGGAACAACAGGTACTGGATCTAGTCCAGTATACTTACTGACGACGGTACCTATGTCATGCGTGGCACAACCATCCCCGATGAAGTGGTGTCCGATGAAGGATGCTTTGGTCATGTCTTGGCCCAGCTCTTTCCAGTCTTCGACTCAACGGCGAACTTGACGTAGTCACCGACGATCGTCTTGGCAGATTCGATCATGTGCGTCTCTACGATCTGCTTGACTTCATCCTGATCCTCTTCGTGACACTCAACGAGTACAGAGTCATGGACGATGTTACGAACCCATCCGATGCCCTTGAGGTCACGACGAGACCATCCCATAGCCTGCAAGCACATGTCCGAGGAAGTACTCTGAGGGAGGAAGGCTAGAGCCTCTCGAAGAATGGAGTCCTTGTTCTCCTTCGTGATGAGACTGTAGCGACGGTGTCGACCCCAAGGAGTGATGAGGTCCTCTCCGGCTAGCACCTTCTTCTTCGTCTCGTTCCTGAAGGTAACGATCTCTGGGATGACATCGAAGAAGGCATACATACCCTTGCGGGCTTCCTTAACACTGATCTTGTACTCGTCGGCAATAGAGAACTCAGAGCGTCCGTAGGAGAGACCGTACACGTAAGCCTTGACTCGAATCCGGATCTCTTTCCACAGCTCGGGAGGGCAGGCTTCCTTACTCTGCAACTCCGGATACAGAATGGGAGTCAGCTCATCAAAGAGGTCACGCTCTCCTCCGTTGAAGATGTCACGGAAGTAAGTGTCGCCTGCAAGGTAACTGAGCACCCGCAACTCAGCCTGACTATAGTCGGTCTCCACGAAGACGTGATCAGGCTTTGATGGTACGAAGAGACGTCGAATAGTCGACTCACGTGGAATGTTTTGCATGTTAGGGTTACGGCAAGCAAGCCGTCCGGTCGTAGTACCGTGGAGCAAGAAGGTGGGGAACACTCTTCCCCTGGACATACGCTTACGGATACCCTTGACGTACGTTCCGTAGAGCTTAGCCTCGCGACGATGCGTGAGCAGCGTCTGCACAAAAGACAACACCTCCCTGGCTACGTTTTCTGAGGCACCAAGCTTCTTGGTTCCTGAGTCATGGTCGAGGATCATCCCTGCAAGTCTATCCTTGATCATGTTCAGAGCATCTTCGTTAGTAGTCTCTGTGATGATACCCTTGTCCGACAAGTACTGCTTGACCTGCATTGGCGATCGGGGGTTGATGCCGCCACGCTTGTCGTAGTCACGGCCCTCAATGATCTTGTTGATGTCCTGCTCGATGTTATCCAGACGATCAAGGTACTCATCCGTGAGCGTGTCTAGATACTCGCGGTCAACTCCAATGCCATTGAGCTCAACGTACATGAGTTGATTGGATGCTGCCACGAGGAAGTCGTGTACATCTCGTAGCGATCGTTGACCTTCCGGCGTCGCCGCTTGATCGAGATCGAGCCGCTTGCTGAACATCTCGTACAGCGAATACGTACAGGCAACATCGAGCGCATTGTACTTGTAGAGGACGTCTCGTGGAATGACACCGTAACCGTCGCCGGGTCCCACATACTTCTTCACCTCGTCATCGTACTGGGGTGCGCCTAGGTATTCTACAGCCATGTGCTTCAGCGCATGAATGCCTGGGCGTTCATCGAAGACGTAGGAAGCTAGCATGGTGTCGAACCAAAGCTCGAGAGGACCTAGGACAGGGTAGAGTCCCGCTAGATCGAACTTGCCGTTCTGCGCAATAAGTTTCTTGTTGCGGAGAAGACCTCCAAGCGCATCTCGAACGTCTCGTTCGCCCATGACACCTTCAGAGAAAACAACTGCCCGCTTTGGGGCATAAGCGATTCCAAGGCACAGCATACCGTAGTGGTTTGGATGATCGTAAGCGGTGTCCTTTTCAATGTCAACTTCAATGTCGATAACAAATGGTCCCTGTACACGTGCCAATTCTTTACAGGCATCGAGAGCGTCCCTTGTAGTGTCAAGGACTCTGTACTCAGGCTCAGTCCACTCTTCATGGGTAGCGTTTACCTTTCCAACGTCAGTGACGAGATAGGGGAACATGTCACCCTGACGAAGGCAGGCTGCAGGGTGTAGAGTGGGGATGACCAGAACGTCCTTGGCATACTTCGATAGCTTGCCAGGACCAACTCGAAGCTTGGTGACACCTGACTGACCGAGCAACGACTCAGCAGCCGAGTTACCCAACGCCACCACAGTCTTGACGTTGTGTTGTTCTAGTTCAGCGACAAGCCTATCACGGCAGGCGAAGATGGCTGACTTGGTTGGTGTCGCATTGTCTGGTGGTCGGCAGAGACAAGCATTGCTCAGGAAGACATCTTCTCTATTGAAGCCATGGTGCTCCATGACCTTGTCGAGAAGCTTGCCAGAGGGACCAGTGAAGGGAATACCCTGGCGAGTCTCCTTGACACCTGGAGCTTCTCCGACGAAGGCAAGTTCAGCATTGGCAGGACCAACACTCGGTACGAACTTACCAACTTCGTACAGGGGGCACTCTTCGCACCGCGCCTTCGGATGCTTGCGCGTAACATTCCTAGGAGTTAGTTCGACCATGGGCCCAGTCCATCATGGTGTGAATGTTCTTCTCGAGCAGTTGACTATTGAAGGCCTGGTGGTCAAGGTCGAAGTACCCATCCGGCCGACTCACAACATCGGGCGTAAGCCCTCCAAGTTCCACACTGTGGTATGTTGCATTGTAAGGGAGCGACGTGTCCATGCCTCGGCCAATGCCAATGGATTGAAGGTCGCCCACCTCTTCAACGTACACAGGCGAGGCTCCGAGGAAGTGGATCGCCACAGGTGCGTAGTCGCTGTTACTGTACCGCTCGTGGAAGTAGTAGGCCAATTCAACACGAGCCTGGTTGTCATTTAATGTCTCAACCAGATGGCGGGGGATACCAACAGCAGAGATGTTCTTGGACATCTCCTTGTCTTCCATCACCTCACCCATCATGCTCTGGACTTCCTCGTAGGTTGTCCCCTGGGCAACGAACATAAAGTTGCGGCGGCGTCCTCCTCCCCATTCAGAGTTGTCGTACCACTGTAGGAACTCTTCAATGCGGTGAATGGTTCTCTGTGCATCCTTCATCACATCGGGGAGGACAACCTCGTCAGCATCAAGTTCGGCTGCGTAGGAGATAAGAGTCTCGAAGTCAACCTGAGCACCCTCAGCCTCACCATTGTCCAGGATAATGAAGTTGCCTGGGATCTCTTTGGCAATGGTGTAGTACATGGCGAAGTACTCGTCGCGCGCCTCGAGGAGTTGAGGCAGGACGAGATGGTACCTGCTCTGCACAGCAGTATGTCGAAGACTGATTGGTGGAATCAATGCCAGCTTCATGTCTACTCCCATCCCCTCTTAGTCCCGTTGAAGTCCTGGTCGCTCGGGTACTGCTTGTCGAGTTCACGCTTCAGGAGCATGAGCTTGATGAATTGCATCTTGCAGTAGTTGGCGGTGTCAGCAAGCTCCTCGGCCATCATTCGGATGATGTCGTTGTCGAGGAAGGTCAGGTCGCCATACTCCTCTGCACCCTTAACGTACCGGATGTGCCGGAGAGTCTCGAAGCCGTCACCGAACCTGTCGATGTCTTCCTTGGTAACTTCCTTCTGATCGAACCAGACCTTGGAGCCACTGATTCGAACCTTAGCGTCAGTCATCGACTCTCCCGTTCCCGTCGTTGTCTCATGAAGCGGTCTTCATTGATGCTACGCTTCTGGTTGTAAGTTTGTTGCAGGTCAATGTTAAGAATGGCTGCGAGGTTCAGAACATAGATTAGAACGTCCGTCAGTTCCAAAGCCAATGCTTCTTCAACGTTCGGATCGCTGAGATCTAAAGAGCCGCGATCGATCTTCTTAATGATCTCTAGGACTTCGCCTGTCTCACCTCCAAGGCCTAGTCCATGATGAGGAAGGTCATGCACCTTACCACTGTCTCCGAACCAACGTTCACTGTCCTCGAGGCACTGCTTGGCCAGGTGATAAAGCTGTTCGCGGGAGTCTGTTACACTTAGTTCCCGTTCGAAGTAAACACGTTCGCCATTGCTGTCAGCTGCGTAGCTCATCAGTGTGCTCCATTCACATTGTGAAGGAACTCTGCCTTCGCTGTGCGAGAGTGGTCTGCGAACACACCCCGCATGGTCGATGTCGTAGTGATCACACCTGGCTGCTGCACGCCTCGCATTGCCATGCACATGTGCTCAGCCTTCATCACGATGGCTACGCCCTTGGGCTCCAGCTTGTGCTCGAGGAAGTCGGCCAGCTCTCGAGTGAGCTCCTCCTGAACCCAGAAGCCCTTCGCCACATACTTGACAGCGCGAGCGAACTTGCTCAGGCCGGCGATGCGTCCATCTGGCACGTAGCCAACCCAGGCGTTGCCGTAGAAGGGAACCACATGATGGGCACACAACGTGTAGAAGGGAATTGGCCCAAGCGTGATCATCTCGTCGATGCCATCGTTGTCGAACGTAGTGAAGTTGAACTCCTCCCGTTCAGTCAGCTGGCGGAGGGCATTGATGAAACGTACTGGTGTATCCTCCCTGTGGTTCTCGTTCGTTCTTTCCCAAGCTTCCAAAGAGGAAAAGATTTCGAGTGCATGCCCCTCAGGAGTGTACGTACCGAACAAAGCGTCCTGCTCGAGCATATCAAATGCCTCTCTGATCCCTGGACCAAATATAATTATGCACTTGCACATTTATCCACCATGGAAGCTTGGCGTCCAGAACCCATTCGATGAGTTCGGAGTTCTCCATAGCTCCCCACACCACACCGTAGTAGGTACGAGGGCGCCACGCATTCGGGATCCGTTCGATGTACCTAAGGTACAGTTCCTTGGCTACCTCGAAGTCATTTCGATCCTTGATAACGAACTTGACAGCATCCTTGACCTTAAGGTTCGACAAGTTCTTCAGGCGTACTGGGTTGAGATGGTTCTCTCCAGAGCCTGGGAGCTTCCAGTCCATGATAAAGGACAACTCACGAGTAGCCCATTCAGGGTACAAGATAGTCCCATTGCTGAAGCACTCATACGTTCCGTAGCCTCGAACCATCAAGCCATCCATGACCTCAGCCAGGTCGGGGTGGTGCTGAAGGAATGGCTCACCGCCCGTGAAGCAGATCGCAGTACTCAGGGTCTTCTCTGCTACCTTGTCGATCTGTTCAACGAGGTCTGCAGGCTCAGTCTTGATCCACTCGTTACGATAAAGAGCCGGATCAATCGCGTGCTGAGTGTCACAGGGCCATCCGGGGCAACGAAGGTTGCATCCACCGAATCGGACGAACACCGTACGCTGACCAGCTCGAGGCCCTTCACCCTGCACACTCAGGTAGACCTCACTCACTCGTACAACCATCAGGTCCCCTCAATCGCGTTCTGGATCTCTTCCCAGGTCGAGGCGACTGGCTCGTCAGGAAGAAACTCACCCATAAGCTTGATCCAGATGCCGGCTCGATAGGCCTGCTGCTTAGTCTCGATACGGACTGGAATGAGAGGAGCTAGAGTTATTCCGTTAGATCCGAATGCGAAGTCATTGTCGGTGATAACCCCTTCTGGAGTCACACCCTCTTCGGGGTCAAGCGGTTCGTTGGGCTCACTCATCAGTAGTCTCCTCGGTCGTAGATCGAAAGGGCAATGACAGAATACACTGCACGGTCGAGGACTGTGTCGCGCACGGCTTCATTCTTGGGTGCGCGACCAGTGAACAGAAGCTGCCGAAGTCGAGCCTGCTTGGTAGCGATCAACGTCTCGACAGACTTGCCTGGTGTATCGTTGACTTGAATAGCACTGTCAACAAAGTTCTGCCAAGGATCTTCGTCGCCAGCGTAGTCAGCTCGCTTCATTCGATTGAGCTTGACCATCTCGATCAGCTTCGACTCGAACGGATCATTGGCATCGAGAGTGTACTCGGTGTCAGTCACTCCGAGGCCTCCAGAGATAGAGTCGGAGACCTTACCCTCGAGGTATGGGTCAGCCACGGTTCCTCTTCCTGGACTTCTTAGCCACCCGATTCTTTGCGCGGCGTCGGTCACGGTCGCTACGAGTAACCGTTCCAGCATAGACATGCTTGCCGTCCCTTAGCCCATGCATCGTGTACAGTTGGTACAACGAGTCAGGCTCTTCACTTCGATCGTTGCCCGAAAGTGTCTTGAGCGGGTTCACGAACTCTCCTCTGATACTCGATGTCGTTCTCAGTTGGTGTCCAGATAGCTTTGTTGACATGCGTCTCTTGAACTTCGACTCTGACGATCTGAGCTTCTCCAATAAGCCCTTCGCCTACATTTGCTAGAAGCTGAGCGACAGCTTCTACTGTAGGCCACTTATGGTCAGCAGTGCTCATGAACTCTTTGCTAGAGGCTCCGAAGGTGAAGAGCTTACAGCCAATATCATCCTTGAATGCTTGCCACAAAGGATCGTTAATGCCAAGCATTGTTCCGTGGTCGAGATAGGTGTCAACCCAATCCCGGAGGTGACGCTTCATCGTTCCGTACTCAACAGTCAGACCGTTGGAGTCAACTGGCTTCTCGAATTGCCACTCCACCCACCACGAGTGACCGTGGATGCTCTGGCACTTGCCTTCGAGGAAAGGTAGACGATGTGCCGTCTCGAAGTTGTGCTTGACAGCTACGATCATTTAGACCGTCTCCCTCTTGAGAGCCTCTCGCCAGTACGCGTCGTCCTCGTACATGGTGTGATCCTCGACCTCAACATTGTACTCGTCCAGGAACTTGTTGACCGCCCAGTCAATGGACTCCAAGCGCTCGACACAAGTGCCGCATCGCCCGCAATGGTTCTCTCGTCCGTTGTAGCAAGACCAAGTCTCGTGAAGAGGAACGTCCAACTCGATAGCCCGGAAGGCAATATCGTTCTTGCTCCGGAAGATGTACGGCGTGAAGATGGGAGCCACGTCGAGAGAGCCGAAGCCATCGTTGCCTAGAGCCAAGGCCGAGGCGGCTGTGCTAATGAATGCAGGTCGGCAGTCAGGGTAAATGAAGTGGTCGCCAGCATGCACACCAGTAGCGACGGCATTGGCACCATCAGCTACGGCAATGCCACCTGCGATGCTGAGCATGATCATGTTGCGGTTGGGAACGACAGTAGCCTTCATCGACTCCTCGCCGTAGTGTCCCTCAGGCACATCGGTGTCCGTGACCAGCGAGCTTTCCGAATTGGAAAACGCCTCAGTCAGACCCGACGACCACAGGTCGATAACGGTGTGCTTGATGCTGAGCTTCTCTGCGGACTGCTTAGCGTAGTCCAATTCCTTCTTGTGCCTCTGTCCGTAGTTGAAGCTGACGGCCCGAACAACATCGGCGCCTTGAGCCACCGCATCGTACAGGAGAGTAGTACTGTCCAGTCCTCCAGAGAGAACGACGACAAGCTTCTGAGGTACAGTCATGGGGAATACTCCTAGCGTAGTGAGTGGAACGTTTCGGTTCTGCCAGCGCGAATGCGTTTGATAGCACCGCGCTGCTCTAGCGTGTCGAACATTTCGGATGCAGAGCGCGAGCTGAGATGGTACCACTGCATGATTTTCGAACGAGTAACACCTGGTGTCCTCTCAATGGCTCGGACAATAGTATCCAGTTGCCTCTCGTAGGTACCCTTCCCAACATTGATCATGACCTCATTGGCATGCGTGCGCCATTGCTCTCCGTAGCTAATAGCCCGAATGATATCGATCTCTTCCACGACCAACTTCTCACTACGCTGCCGTGCTGCCGAAAGAAGAATGGCAGCCTTGAGAATGGACTTGCTGAGCCTGTCGTAGGTAGGAGTCATCATGTCGGGCTTCTCCATAGCGAGCCCAGCGGACAGCATATCCGATTCCAGGATGTTGTACCTGACCCAAGCATCCCCAGTTAGCTCTGCCTCGAACTTCATAGGCTCGTCTAGCACGGCTGCTGTCTTCTGAACTGTCATGTGTATTGGCTTACGGTAGTACGAGAAGATGTCCATCAACTCATTGCGGATGGCATCCCCAGACCCTGTGGTGGTTGCCGTTGGGGGGCCGATCGGCTTCAGCCTGTTGATGTCCGATTCAGCTGTGATGAATACGAACCTAGGCATGAAGCCAGAGCTGACGTGCTCATGCGTTAGCAGTCCAGTGATCTTGTCCTTGATACCACCTGCGAAGAAGATCAGGATGGGCTCTCGGACTTCAATGGTCTCCTTGCGCAAGATCCTCTTCTGCATCTTACCATCGTACAGCTTAGTGAGTAGCTCCGGCATGCCTGAGTAGTAGTCCTTCTTAGTGATCATCTCAAGCAGTCCAGAGAACTCGTCTCGCAGGAAGATAGATGGCTTGCCGGGCCTCATTGACAATGCTGTCAACAAACCCTCTAGAGATCCATCAGTAGCCAACATTGAGTCCGGGTCGATCTCCATCACCATGTCGATAGCAATGTCCATCGCAGTCGACTTCCTGGTAAGAGTTGTGTCTGCCAGGATCATAAACCACAGGTTGGGGATGATCGTACCGAATGATGTTGGCAATCGTACCGCACCTGCGAGTAGAGATGACAGTGCCACGAAAGCTCCGGCCTGGTGGTACTGTGGTGCTGCATCACCTAGGGACCGCGCCCACTGTTGGAACCGTTCAATGAAGGTGTCTGGGTCTCGTTCGAGCTTAGACCTTTCCTTGTCGGAAAGAAGTGGTTGTGAATCTTCGTTGTCACCAATGCCAGCAATGAGTCTTAGGTTCAACTCATTCTTAGTATCGGCTCTAACAACTTCTTTCCACAGGAGCTTTTCAGACTTGCCATCTCTAACATACTTGTTGCACTTGGCTTCTCGTACAATGATGAATGTCTCATTGCGATCGTAGCCAGCTTCGAGTAGCATCAGGTGGAGGTTCCAAAGGACACCGCTCCAGTCCTCTGCAGGCTCTTCACTATACGAATGCCAGACCCTGGGGTTGAGTTGAAGCCTACGTCTGTCGAGCAATTCATCTGCGTTGGGATACTCTGATATGTCAGGCATCTCAACATCGACGTAGGCATACCCTTCGACCTTGGGGTATTCTTCGAAGTCGCTTATTCTATATCGTGTCCGGTTGAAGTTGATAGTCTTCACTACCGGAGGGGCTAGCTTGTTGTACTTGTAGTTGTACGTAAGTGGAACTCGCAATAGCTGGGTAAGGTCCCAGCCTGTTCTATCCGCACCCTGATCAGCATGCTTGTAGGCAATGCGCTTGCTAAGATCTTCCGCATCGTCTACATCAACGACCTTGTCGAGCACCCAGTACGCTTGGTACCTATCTGGGGAGGACTCTATAGTTACTGTCGGCTCGACAAGGAGGTTAGCTGGTTCACAGAAGTCCAAGTCCGACCAGAGGTTCGGAGTGGATGAAACGTATTGCTTTTGTCTACGCTTCTCACTCAGGAGCTGAGGACAGAAATAGATATTGTTGCCCGAGAGGTTAGCCTCAACAGCGTCCAGCATCTGAGACGTCTCTTCGGGGTAACGGTAATACTCTTCTCGGAACTTCTTACGGTCAGCTGCGGGTAGAAAGGCAAGACATACCCAGCCATTGTGCTTGCCGAAAATGGAGTCGAAGAAGACTCCACGGAGCCTCTTGTTCTCCTCCGGCGAACCAATGCCTGTCAATGTCTCTCCCCATAAATAGAAGGGTAAGGCCCACGCTTCACTAAGAGCACCGCTACAGGCTAACCGCCCCGGGAAACGGATCACAGCCTTGCGAGTAACCTCGGTGGGCCTTACCCAGCCTAGTGGATGTTACGGAAGGAGCGAGCCGTCCTTGGAGCCACCCACTGCTTCGGGGCTGTAGGGCTTGAAGCCCTTCACCTCGTTCTTGTAGATGTTGTCCTCGCTGGCTTCCTGTTCCATCTTGTACACGTCGAGCTGCTTGCGGACCGAGACGATCAGGTCCTTGCCAACGAGCTCCTCGCCGTCAGGAACGGTGAAGCCCTTCGAGTTGTTGACATCGTATCCCAGAGCCTTCACCAACTGCGAGAGGGAGTACAGAGCACCCTCGAACAGCATGACGTTGGCCCAGAGCTTACGAAGCTCGTAGTCGCCATCCTGAACCGTGAGCTCCACGTTCCAGTAGGGCTTGCCAGGGTTCTTGGACTGAGGTCCGCATTCACGGTCCTCGACCTCAGTGATCTTCACCCAGTACTTCCCAGTGGGAATCGGGTCGAAGTCCATCGCCTCCGAGGAGGCCTCTTCACTGCTGAAGTTAAGCTTGAGCTTGCTGTCAGCCATTTACTTTTTCCTTTGCTGTAGTCATTAGCTGATGAAGGGATTTCATCGTTGGGTCTTCCACGATCATCGGGAGTAGTCCCGATCGATCTTTGGCCACCTGCGCATCGGTCTTCTGAGTAAGCAGGAGACGTCTGAACTCAGCGTCCTCGCCTGAGCCAATCTGCTTGACGTAATAGTACGCCACGATGTCTAGGAACGCTGCTACTTCGTTAGCCAGCTTTCCCGACAGCATAGGCTTCATGGTTGTCAGGCCAGTCTTCTGGTCCTTGTCAGTCATATTCAGAGCCGTGAAGATAGTGTGCATCTCCAAGTCTCGGAACGCGCGGACGAACTTCCTCATCTGTTCGAGGTTCTTCCCCCACTCCCTCATACCCGGAACATCTGGGTCGAGGTCAGGTCGCTTCTGAGTCAAGTCGTTCATGATAGTGTACATGTTGAACTTCTGGATTTCAGAGAGCGAGTCAAGCACCACAGTCTTGTACTCATGGTCGCCTGAATGAAGAACGTCGTACACCTGCTGCATCTCCTTCCAGCTGGTGACACGGACAGTCTCTACACTGGGATAGCTGTGACGCAGTGACTCTGTTCCTCCCTCGATGTCCACAAAGAGAACTGGACGCATGTTCGGAACTTCGTCGGCTGAGCCTGCCAGTGTAGTCTTGCCTGTACCAGAGTCGCCATAGATCAAGATGTTGAAGTAGGCACTCCGCTGCTGAACCTCCTGCACTGGAAGACCTCCCAGCGTCTTGGGGGCCAATGTTGCTGTCGCGATCGCAATCACCTCCTCTCCGTACTAGATGTCTGTAGTGGGTCTCTCTGCGAGTCTACAGCGCTTGTGCCTCAACGGGTAACAGCTCCGCGCACACTGATGACTTCTCCTGTTAGACTCGCAGAGAGCTTGTCTGAGCTAGGTGTTATCCTCTAGCTCAAGCTCTAAGAGTCTCGCGTGTAGAGTGAATGGATCATGAGGGCAGTGTTCGCCGACCTTGTACCGCTCCTCAAGGTGGGCTAAGACCTTGGCGTTCGAGATCAACTCTGTGTGTACATGGATCTCGGGATCGGTCTGCCTCCACTCGATGATCCATTCGCCTGTCTTGGGGTCCTCAATGTTACGGATCACAGCGGTGCCGGTGATAGAGCAAGCCATGCTACTCTCCGCCCTTCGATTCTGTCGAAGCTTCTGTACGAACATAGTAATGCTCTTTCTGCTCGTACATCGTATCGAGAGCATACTGATAGTCGCCCTTAGAGTTCTTCTCTCGGCATGGCTGTTGGAAAGCACAGAAGCTACAACCGAAACGTCCAGCGGAAGGGTAAATGCGAAGCTGAGGATCGATCATGTCCAGTACTTCAAGGCCAATGTTGTAGCCGACTTCCTGGAGCTCCTCAAAGCTCTTGTATACCTTCTCGCGGTGGTAATAGGTGATGCCCTCTTCACGAAGGAAGTGGAGGAACTCATCATACAAACCTTCGTCATAGGCTTCGGTGTCGTGTTCCTTTACCGTAGACAGATAGGTGTCGTAGTCCGTATCTTGATTCGCTGCCACCGAGAACAGACGACCAAGTCGGCGATGCTTGTTCTCCTTGGGTGCTCCGGGGAATCCCTTACGCTGCTCGTGGTAGACAAAGCCTCGTACCTTCAACCCGAGTCCGACGACAAGAGCCCAGACATAGGAACTGATCTGGTCGTCCAAGAATAGGAACTCGTGGTTGTCCGGAATGCTCGCTGCAGTCTTCCAGTCGAAGATCCACAGGGCACCGTTGTCATCCTTGGCTAACATGTCAATGCGACCAGCATACACCACAGGGAGTCCGTGAAAGTGTCCTTGACGGTTCTCGATCTCATCATGGTCGTGATTGTAGTCCGCGCACGCTGCAAGCTCTGCCTTAGCATAGTCGGACTTGAGCCACTTGGCATAGCAGTTGTCACAGTAACAAGTGATCGTCTTGCCTGTGTCAGGATGAGGAACAGGAACCATGAAGGCGATCTCGACGCGCACTGGCTTCCAGCCAATGTCCAGCTTAGGACTAACCTCAGTGGCGTAGTACCTGATCATTCCTCGACCAAGTTCGACACGCTCGTTGTAGTCCTCTTGGATCTCCGTGTCGAGTGTTATCCTGTCCTGGACTTCAAGCGCCTTCGCCAACTGCTTCTCACAGGTCTGGTCAAAGGCGGTGAGTGCCCTCTTAAGCTTGGCCTCGGTAGTCCACTTCCAGCTATCGGGATCGTACAGCATCTCCATCGCATTGTGGTACGCGACTCCGAACTCAAGTGGCTTAGCAGTCACGAGCGGATAGTACGCGTGGCGAAAGTGCCAGTCCCAACGGCGGCGGCAAGCTCTGAATGAACGACGCTCCGATGTGTGCACCTCATGCACGAGCTTAAGCTTGATGCACTCGTCAACCGTAAGCGTCATTCTATTCTCTCCTGCACCTGTGGTTCATTTAAAGTTAAGGGCCACCCGGCGGACCGTCCCATTAGTACTCTTCTACCAGGACTAAATCTCTTACCTAGTACTAGACCGAGTGGGGGTAGAAGTACTGATGCGGTCCCACCTACTCACGTAATGCCGATGCGGTGACACTACGCTTTCCGGCCAACCATCCAGCCGTGCCTTCCGCATCTGTACTTCTTCTATCTATTCTATTATAAGCCTCATTGGGAACACAACTATCTTTTCCCAGAGAACATGAGGCCTTATGTTCAGTCTACTCGTTGACCATTCTGATTGATCAAGGCAATGGCCTTCTTGCGTCGGGTCTTCCCTACATTCTGTTCGGGATAGATGTGAAGCACGTGGTCCTTGTAGTGAGGGTCCTGTGCTTCCACTTCTGGATCCAGGATGTTGATCGGAGTCTGGCCGTGATACCGTCGAGGCTTAGCACAGTCAGGACAAAGGAACCAACCATACTTCGCACCACGGTTATGGGGGTCCTGAGCTTTGGCTGTCGAGCATTCACAGAACAAGGTAGGGATCTTATACTGTCCTACGATTACTCCGTCCCAGTCACCCTTACTATCGGCGTCCATCTTCTGAGCGTCGACGATCTGCTGAGCAACTTCGTCGTCCTCGAACCGCATGAGGATGTATTGGGTCATTCTGTCACCCTGCTTACTTCTCCAGCGAAGATGTCGATCGTCCCATCGATGTTGATACGCTCGTGCATCTTGTTCAGGCAGGAGTGATCGGCGTGATGAATGTGAATCATTGTTGGCTCAGGTGTGTTCCGAATGTCCCCCTTAGCCCTTCGCTGTGCCTGTTCCCTACATACAGCCAGGTCGATACGCTTGGCATCGAAGACGTAATTCCCTCTGATCTCAGTCACGCTCGAGCTCCTTCCGGATCTTCTTGTTGAGCTTTGCATCCCGACTGTTATCTTCGGTAGAACGTTCAAAGATTTCCATGTGAACAAGCATGAGACTGTTGGTGTTAGTCCAACGTCGTGCGCGACCGTCTCGCTCAGCATCTCCCAGAGGGTACGTTGTCTTCAAGGAAAGCCACACAGGAATGAGAATGCGGAGACTAGGCATCACAGCAAGAGCACTCGGGCGAGCTAGTCTTTCGGCCTGCTCTGCTACAGTCTCTAGCAGGTGTCGTCCGGTAATGTTACTCAAGGTCTGTCTCCGGAGGGAAGTAGAAGCCATTGCCTCTAGGCTCTGTCTGTTCAAGAAGCTCTTTGACCATCCCGTAGTAGTCCTTCTCTGGACCTCCATTAGGAAGCTTGCTCCAGACCTCCCTAGTAAGTTCTAGGAGAGCCGTTCGAAGACCGTAGACCTCTGTCTCGGAGAGTACGAACGTAAAGGTCTTCTTCACCTCGACTGTGACATCCACTATGAGGCACCTAGCTTCTTGGTCTTGACTACCACGCGAACGTCCTTGACACTACCCTTGGCATCGAACCACTCGATCAGTTCTTCCCAAGTCCTGGGGTGACCAGACTCGTAGTTACCGGTGATGTACCACTTACCGTCAGCCTTGATAGCTGCGTAGTAGTATTCCCCAGCGTGGTGGTTATTGGTGAAGGTCTTGGTGAAGGCAATGATCTCACTATCTTCGTAGATGTCGTCGCCCCACCTATCACGCTTCTCGAGTTCGCCATACAGGTAGGCGATTTGCTTCTTGATGTTGTCAGTGCTGGTCATTCTAATCCTCTCCTTGATCTGCATCTCTTCTAATTCTACTTGTGCTCTACGGCCCTTCTCCACGATGTCAGTCATGGCCTCACCCATCTTCCTTGAGGCCTCGTCGAAGCTAGCTTGGGGCCAACCCTTGAATCCAGTTGGTTCGAAGTACCCACTTAGATCCTGAAGGGGTGGAAGCTTAGGAGGAGGCAAGTCAGGTAGGCTAGTGTGAATATAGAATAGCTTTTGTCTCTGCTCCTCCCATCCAGATGCATCTCTATCCAGATATCCGTTGTCAGCCATTACATCATTCCTTTCAGTACGAGTTCCTGTGCCTTAGCTGGGTCGCCGAGAATCGATTTGATCCATGACCACTTGGTCTCGAGCCTCTGGAGTCGGCCCATGTCCAGAGTGTCACGTGCAATGACGTCAATGATCTGCACAGTGTCCTTCTGTCCATCTCGGTGCAGACGATCTTCGCACTGCTTGTTCTTTACCGTCCGCCAGGACCTGTCGAGGAAGATCATCGTGTCTGTTGCATGCTGCAGTCCATCAATACCCTCCGCCATAGCTTCGATGACACCAATGAAGAGCTGTGTGTCTCCGTTGACAAAGCGCTGCACCATTCCATCTCGTTCCTCCTGTGGTGTGTCACCGCTAAGGACGAACGAGCTGATACCTTTCTTGGCGAACTTCTCCTGAGCCAGGTAACAGATCTGCTTGGACGAGGATGCTACAACGAACTGTTTGCTCCCATGGTCCAGTAGCCTCTCCTGTACAGCATCAAGCTTCGAGGACGGCTCCAGGAGCTTGACGGCCTCTACAGGTTCAGGGTCACTCAATGTTCCATCAGGCTTACGATGACGAACCATCTTGGTGTAGATCTCAGGAGTGGCTAGGGCCATCTGGCTCAGACGAACCATCTGCGCGACGACGACCGAGGCCATGAGTGGGCTATTCTCATGCTCGCCAACCCAGGCCACCATTTCCTTTCGCATCTGTTCGTAGAACCGTCGTTGGGTAGGAGTGAGCTGGACCCAAATGGACTCGTACGTTTTGTCGGGGAGCCAGTCCATGACTCCGTCGGGGTGATGGTCGCAGCACTGCTCTCGCTTGAGGTGCCGCACGAAGAAGGGTTCGAGCTCTTCATGGAGCTGAGCCACATTCTGGACACCGGTGATCTTAGTATAGCCGCGAGTGCGTCCAGTTGGGTCTCCGACAAGTTCCTCAACACAGTACCTCTTCCTGAACCGCCAGTAACTGGAATACTGTTTCGGGTACAACCAGCTGAGCACAGACCACAGGTTGGCTGGCTGATCGCCCGTGGCTGTGCCGGACAGACCTAGCTTGTGGAGTGCCTGCAACTTCTTAGCTGCGAGAGTGCTCTGGGCCTTTCGGTTCGCAATGCGGTGGACCTCATCGCCAATGATGGTACCGAATTGAATGTTGCGAAGCTCAGGCATTAGTCTCAGTGCGTCCCAGTGCATCAAGAAGACATCGCCCTGTCGCTTGCGAATGGCATCGAGGAACTTGGTACGGTTCTTCCTATCGATGACCGTGACATCCGACTGCGATGACTGTGTGCCATACTTCTCTTGCCAAGAGTCGAATGTGTTCAAGGGGGCAATGACTAGGGTGGGCCTGTTGGAGTACCATGCCTCGTCGAGAGCAATCGCCTCGTGAGTTTTTCCGGTACCTAACCCATCTCTGAACCAATTAGGCCAGAGCCATGTGCTTCGAGCTTGGCGATATCTTCCTTCTGGAAGGGGTAAAGGTTAAGAGACATTAGGCATCACCTCCTCGACCTTTCCATTTAAGAAAGGCTTCTCTTCGGCACTTCTTGCATCCATGGATGCTGCCTGTGCTAGGATGGACATAGACATTTTCAGGTGTAAGCTCGTGACCATTCTTACAATGGGTCTTTCGCTTACGAATGTTGTTGACTTCTTTAGTGACAGCCTCTAGGCATTCGGGTCGTACACATAGTCGAATCTTACATCTATGATCCACTTCATAGTCTTGAGGAATGGGACCGACGAAATATAAATACGACCAGACATGAGCCATCTTGGTGTATTGTTCTTCTGGTCCAGCAACCCAAGTAAAGACGCCATAGGTCTTACTGCTGCCTCCCTTAGCGCCAGTCCATAGCCAATGATCTTCTTGCTTGTCTGCCTTGGCTAGGAACCGTTCAATGGGAAAGCCCACCATGATCATGGACTACTCCTCGTTGTGGTCACACAGGTCATTGAACTCATACAGGAAGTTGTTGGTCCGACCCATCTCGAAGCCGCACAGGTAGGCTGCCGCACTGATCTTCTTGAGGACGGTCGTGAGGTCTCCAGAGGCGATGATGTTGATCATCCCGTTCTCATGTAGGTTGTCCACGAGGGCAAAGAGGGCAGGGACGGCCACGTGACCTTCGACGTAGCTATCGAGCTTCTCCAATGCACGACCGAGTGCGATCTCTAGGTTGGCAATTTGGGACTCGACTAGAGCCTTCTCCTCGATGGTCAGTTCACGTCCCACGGCTCTCTCCTAGCCTAGTGGTGTCGAGCACGTCTCCTGTTTTCCTACAGAGCCAGAGTAGCTCCCAACCGCTCGAGCTCTTATTATACGACATCCCCATGGACATATATCCGTGGTGCTGTCTGCATGCCCTACACCATAGACCATCCTGCTTCACCGAACTGACAGACGGAGGTGTCCAGTCCGCGCCTTGAAACTTGCGGCGCCTTCGGTATACCTTCCGTCCGCTCTTGATCAGTTCGCGATGCAGATCATCCATGCGTGCGTCGATCCTTCTTGGTCGCAAAGAAATCGTCCGCATCCTTCACGTCGAGAACCTTACGACCACAGATGCAAGTCTCTGGCTTGAGCCTTCCCTGACTGATGTAGTAATGCACAAGCTGTGGTTGCATGCTGCGCATCCTAGCATAGTCTCGAATGCTAAGCTTCTCCGCACCATCGAGTTCGTCGTGCTGCATCTGCTTGACGAGCTCATCTGTACTCGCTGTCACTTTCTCCTTGCCGTCCATCGGTCTCCTCTTGGCGGCTATGTGTTCGTTGTCTTGGCTATCATACCACGTACCCTCGGCCCCTCACACGCTGCTTCTCTAAGCTATTGAGCTCAGCGTTGCTTATAGGTCTCTGCGAGTCTCTTGGAGTCTAACAAGAGAAGTCCCCTAGCTGCGTGTAGTTGGATAGGGATATGTTAGACTATCAGATAGACTATCTACCTATTGTTGAATAGCCACAGTGGTAGCCAGAAGATCAGGAAGAACAGTGCGACACCAAATAGACATGCGACGATAGAAACGACCCAGCCCTCTGCAGGTCCGATTGTTTCCATCTTGATCGGTGCATGTATATCAAGCCCATTGTCAGTAATGATTCCTGGGTCAGGTCGCTGGGCGAACTCTCTGGTGTATGCTGTCTCGAGTTGCTTGCCACAGTCAAGGCATAGCCGAGCGACCTCAATGTCTAAACTAACTACAGGGTCTGTATTGCGATGTGGGCAGCCGACTGTAATGCCCGTCGAGGCGATAGCTCCCATTGCCGATCTGAATTCGACGTTGGCTCTGTCTGTTACGTCTTGAAGCCTTCGCTCCTGTGCATCAGTAAGGTACTCGCCAGTCCTATTCAGACGCGACGCAGGAGGCTTGCCTGGGGAGTCGTGCATAGGAATAGGTGTTGGGTGCCTCACTATGTATTGTCCCATGACAACATCTCCTACCTTCCGTCTATAGATCACTACACACTTGGCACAGGGCTTGGTCACGATCTGTACAGGAGCTTCTTGACACAGGGATCTTTCTTCCACCGTCTCACACTCAGTACATACCATGATCCTCTCCTCACACCCGTCGCGCGCCAGGCTTGCAGGGACCACTGTGGTTCTTTTCGAAGCGGCAGTCCCCACGACTGTGCGACCAGGTGATCTTCTTGCTGCACCAAGTCCGGCGGTAGTAGGTAAGGTCGGCGTACCAGAATAGCATGATCCTCTCCTGACTGTCTAGATGCGAGTCTAACGCAAGATCATTTACACCCTAACCGTTTACTCGCAGGCGCTTGGGATCTTGCGTTAGACAGCGATTGTGAGCTTCCTAGCTACGGGCTTGCTCGAGGCGCAGCACGCGCTCGTTGAGGTCTCGGATCTGTTGCTGCATGCCCTCGACGTCGGAGGCACGCTTCGACCTAGTGGGAGCCTTGGCCGTTTCGAACAGTTGCTGGTTGGGAGGATGAAAGAGTTCCCATTGGGAGGGTGCGGTACCTCCTCCTCGGCGAAGCTGCTTGATGCACCCCATGCGACGCAGAGCACGAGTCACGTCCGTGTAGTAAGGCACGGACAGGTTCTGCTGCTTCGTCACCAGTGAGGTAAGGAAGCCTTCGTACACCAGAGAGGTAGCACCAGTGTCCATCTTGACCTCGGTGGCGACGTCGCTCATCGCCTCGTAGATTTCGATGCAGTGGTAGTAGAGGGCCGGAAGAGTTACCTCTTCGGGAGTCTCAGTCGCGGACGACATAGTGAACCTTTCGTCGAATGTCTTCGATGGCCTTCTGGTCCTCAGAGTAACCGGAGGCTACGTCTAGGAGTTCGTGGATGCTAACAAAGCCATTGTCATCTGCTGTCTCAACTCTGGCCTCACTAAGTCCATCTTCATAGACATCGAGTGCGTCCAGAACATATTGGCATTGCTTGCGAGACAGCTTTATGCTAACAAGCTTATGCCTTCCCTTTGTTCTCATCATCATATCTTTATTATATAGTGTCCTATAGTAGCCACTCAATGGGCTTTTCCTAACGACCATATATCTCTATGTACTGTAACTGGAACCGTTAGAGTACGTGAGAGCAAGGGAAAGCCCCCGCCACCCTTAGCGGGTGACGAGGGCCTCCTGTGAGTGACTTCCCCGGAAGACGTTACGGCATGTGACGTCTTCGATCACTCAGCCTCGGTGACCTCCGAGGTGTCGCCCTCAGCCTCAGCCTTGGCGGTCCGCTCAGCGGCGCGCTGCTCCTTGGCGGTCCGCTTCTCAGCGGCGTTCGCCCGACGAGCCTGCGCACGCTCGGTCTTCTCGACCCACCATGCAAGGCCCTCTTCCAGGCTCACGACCTGGCGCGCGGTACCGTTGCTGTCCTCCACCGACTGAAGCGGGAAGGGGTGGTCCGCAGGAGCGTTCTTGATGTACGAGTACACCATCTGCGGCTTGACCTCGACGGTCTCACCATCGCGGTTGGTGTGGAGCCCACGCGTGGTGAGTTCCTTGGCCAGGCCGATCGGGGTGACGAAGCCCTCGGGGAGCTCGCCACGCTTCGGGCCCTTGGGGGCCTTCGCCTCGGTCGACTCCGGAGCGTCGGTCTCGCTCGAGTCGGGAACGTCGACCTCGGCGTTGCGGTTCCGTGCCATGATGTAATCCTTCTCTCTGCCGCTCTGCGGCGGCCCCTTGATCGGGAAGCCCCTCAGCTCCCCTTGCTTGTATCTATATTCTACTACACTGTCTCTGCAATGTCACGCTAGTGACTTGATGAATTTAATTGTCGTGTCGTCACAGGAAACGTTAGTGTTTGTTCCGCGGTAGGTTGTTCTTGAGGTTGCCGTACGGACGCTTGGCGACGTACCCACCGTACATGAATCCGCCACCAACTATGACGAGCAGGATGAACAGAAAGAACCAGTCCACTACGCTCAGTGCCTGAAGACGCTCCACAGTTCTTACCTCCCTGAGGGTTCGGTCCCGTGGTGTTTGTCCTTGACGATGTCGAGGGCCTGGTCGACCCACTCCGTGAAGTTCCAACTGAGTATGGTCCGTACGGTCTCTCCTTGGGGGTGGGTGATGTTGATCATGCCTGGGTCAGCGCCCTAAACTGTTCGGCAGGCGTCGGGAGTCCCTCGTCGATGATCCTTCGCATCTCGAGTTGCTCACGCATGACCTCGGTATGCCAGTCGTTGACCTTCTCCTCGTGTGCGGTCACTTCGACCCACGGGTTGCCCATCGCCTCGACGAGCTCGGCGTAGATGGGAGTGCTCTCCAGGTCGCGGCGCAGCGAGTCAATGGTAACGTGTCCTAGAGGGTCAACATCGGTGACGTTAACGATCTCGCCCGTGATGACCTCTCCGTTGGTCTCGGGGAAGTCCTCGTCCAGAAAACCTTCGATGGTGTCCAGGAGCTCGACGGGCTTGTGCTCGGGAACGAAACGTCCTCCGCGGCTGCCTTCTTGTTCGAAGTTCTTGCCCATCAGTTCTTCACCGGTACCCTTCCAACTCGGCTCCAGCACTGCGTGACGGTCGAGCCCTGAACGGTGACGTGGTAGTCACGCTTGGAGCAGCCACCGAACTTGCTACCCTCTTCGACGGAAGCCACCACAGCTGTCTTCTGGATCTCGCTGTTGCGTCCGAACTTGACGATGAGCTTGTCCCCAGGGCGGAGCTCCTGGATGGGAATGTACCTGTACTTCGGAGGCGGAGGGTTGTTAAGTTCCTCCATAGCCTTGTACAGCTTGGCAGCACGGACCATCTCTTCCTTGAGGTAGTCCTCCAACTGCTCGAGCGGGTCACGCTCCTTGGTGTTAGCCACGACTCGGTCCTCTCTTGGGTTGAAGCGGCTGACGATTACCCTGTGGTGTTCTACTCTCCTACGGCCGCGCGGCACTCGTCACGCGTGGACTGGAAAGTGGGGGCGTGTGCGTCGATCTCATCCGAGAGCGTGTAGAGCTTGTCGGTCGAACGCTCGATAGCCTGGATGTCGAAGTTGGCACCTGCCATCATTCCATCGGAGGCATAGCCCAAAGCCTCCACGCTGTAGTCCAAAGCCTTCTCGGAGGCGTCGATGAACTCGAGGCACACCGACGCATCGGTGCTGCTGCCACCGGAGGCCAGGCCGTAGCCAACTGCTCCACCGATAGCCAGAGCTAGGACTGCAACGAAGCCCCACACTCCTGTGCTCGTGCTGTTGATGCTGACGCCACCTACTGGCTGCGGCTCGTTCGGGTTGATGCTCATGATCGGTCCTTTCGGGTTGTGGTCGCTTGCTGTCTCTTGAAGTGTATCGCATGTGCTGCGCTAGGGCAACTCCTAGTTCCACCAGCTCTTCTTCTTGCCCTGCTTCGCGAGGCGCTTGGCCTCCTTGCTGTGCTTGATGGACTCCTTGGTAGCCTTGTCCATCTGCTTCTGGATCTTTATCGCCTGCGCGCGATCACCTAGGGAGACGGCTCGGCGGTAGTCCTTCTCGAACTTGGCTGCGGTCTTGTCGGCCTTCTTCGCCCGGCTTTGTGCAGTGTTCACCAGGCTGGTGGTTTGCTGTTGCCAGACGTGGAAGTTCTGTGCACCTGGAGGCCCGCTCATCGTGGGGCCTGCTCGTAGTTTCGAAGCTGACGTAGGAGCTCAGCTCGCACACCTAGGGCAATGGGTCCATCCCAACCTCGCGAACGCTCCAGGAAGGACTGGACGACCAACGCTGACTCGTAGACGACGCCATAGTCCATCGTCCCGAGGAGGCGCAACAGGTGCAGTGCGTCTTCCGGAAGCCCCTCTGTCTCGGTCAGTCCGTCGGCTGCAATGTGTGCCAGGGTTGGCTGTTCTGTATCGGTCATTGCCTCTCTCCTTTGTTAGTCGCATCCTGTTAACGTAGACGGGGACGAAGCGACGAACCCAGTGCCCGTAACCTCTAGGAGTGATTAGCTCCCTTCAGATAGGTAATCAGCCTATCCTATCCCCTGGTGGACTGAGTGGGAGTCGAACCCACGACCCAGGGATTAAGAGTCCCTTGCTCTGACCTCTGAGCTACCAGTCCATACGCTGGCCCTGAGACAGTGGCAGCCGTCTCAGGCACCAGCGCACGCAGCCTGCCAGCCACTTGTTGACACACCGGATTACGAGTCCGAGTTCAACCGTGGACACGCGTGGGATCGAACCACGTTCTTCCTGAAGCCCTTAGTATGCATTACTCCCCTACTAGTAAGGGTTTCATGCACATAAGTTTCGACCTGGTAACGGCGATCAACCCGTTCAACCATCGAGGCTCAGGCTGCACTACCAAAGTGCTACGCGCCCATGTGTAGTTGTATCGGTGGAGGGGGGATGATCACTTGGGTGACTTCTCCCCCTCCCCCTCCTCACGCGCTAGCTGGGCTAGCGGTCTTGAGTTCCCTTTCAGGAACGCGTCGCTCCGCCGACTCGGAAAGACGAGTACGGGGGAAGCGGCTGGTTGTCGTCGCAGTTCTTGGGCGGGGTGGCAACGGTGAGCTTGGGCTGGTAGACGGGCGAGGTCGCCTGAGCGATCCCTCCGCCAGCAACACCGAGCACGACCGTGGCCGCCAGCGTGGCGAGTGTGCGCTTGAACATTTCTTTCTCCTTTTGCCTTGCAACAGGCCTCTCCTGTCGCCGTGGATCCTGTAGGAGTTGAACCTACTCTTCCCAATGACCTGGTTATGGCCGTTTAAGGACGCGTCGCCTCACGCTCAGGACCCTATATTCAATTATACTGGGTACACTTGTACTTCTCACGCCCCAGCGAGCTCGGCCTCAATCTTGGCCGCCTTGACTTCCTGGCGCCCGACGTACTGCTGGGCGAAGGTGTTCGCCTCGTCGAAGCGGATGACACGCTTCTGGGTGTTGTTGAAGTCCGCACCGTGTCCGTCTTCGCTCAGGTCGGTGAAGCGGCCCTTGCGGATGTAGTTGTAGATCATCTGGGGCCGGACCTCAAGCAGCGCGGCGAGGACGATCGGGTTGACAACCTCGTTGGCCTTCTGCTCGTTGTAGCGGGCCACGATCTGGAGGTGCTTGGCGGTCTTGTCCTTCAGGAGCTCGTCGGCGAGGTGGTCGAGAGTGGTCTCGGCCGTCTTCTTGACGAACTGCCCCTTGGCGTTGCGCATGACCTTCTCCTTTGCTCCTTGCTGGGGACTCGCTCCCCTGCTCTTGATACAAATATATAGCAGTCGCAACGCCAGGGCAACCCGGCAATTCAAGATCTTCTAGACGACAACCTATCCATCAGGGCACCTACCATCTCACCGACTAGCTCGTACAACATCTGAAGCAGCGTCGGTCGAGTCCTAGTGTGCGGAGGCTCGATCGCTACGAACAGGCTCTTTAACATCCCAGGGCTCCCACCTGTCTCGACGCACCACTGGGCTAGGTCCTCGAACTCCCTTCGGTGCCCGTACTCGTTGTACACCTCGATCCAGTTCTCAATCGGGAAGCCTGACAGGTGTGCTAGCTCACCGACTAGTCGGATCTCAGTTGAGTGGTTGTCCATGAGGAACCTACGAGTGATCGGTGACAGAGCCGTCCATCGTTCCCAGGAGTCAGTCATCACTCTTCCAACTTCACTGCGGCTCGACCTACAGGCTTACCTTCGAGGAAGGCGAACACTTGGTCAATACCAGTGATTATTCCATCAGCCAGTCCGTACGAGTACAGACCAACAGATGTCTTGTCCCCTTTGGTTTCCTCCCGAACCTTCACACCTTCGACACGGGCGAAGTTCAGGAACTGGATCAAGCTCGATAGCCGCATGGCGGCACCTGCCTTGGCTGTTGGCAAAGAGCTCGTACAGAGCATCTGCCTGCTTGCTGTAAATGCTCCGCACGGTGTCGGGGTTGTGAATGTCGAATGTTATCCCGTCTGCCGATGCCAGCACCGCAATAATGTTGTCACGTGTGATCATATGGACTCCTCGGTGGTAGGTCTTCGTTCTGCTTGCCTGCGATGACCAAGTCTAACCCGTCCAGCAGGCCCAGCACACCGTCAATTATCCCCTGCTGGTAGTCGGTCTTGTTCTGTACGCTGTGCTCAGGCTTCTGAAGGAGTCGTGCATGCCCTCTAGCCGCCACTATGTACTCTTGCACCCTCTGCAGACCTGTGGTTCCCTCAAGCTCAGTCATGTACGTTTCCCTTTCGACAAGACGGCCCCTCAGCACGCAAGCACCACAGGGTCAGCGTAGGCTAGGTTTGGACTTGTAGAAGCTACGCTCGGGCCAGAGGCATTCAGTTACGGCACCTTCATAGAGATCACCAAGTGCTACTAGGTCTGGCCGCGGTGTGTCGTTGATCTCTTGTGCGTGGTTCCTAATAGCTGTCAGCGAAGCCTGGTCGGGTGCTGGCTTAGCTAGTTCGTTCGCCAACGCATTGCTATTTTGTATGCTTTGGTTAGCCAGCGTTAGTAGTTGTGCCGTCGCATCGATAACGCTCTGACTGTGAATGACCGCACGCTCACAGGGTGTCTGTGTGGCAGCTTGGCTAAGTGTGACTACTCCGTGTGCTGAAGGTGCTCCGGCAATGATGGCTGCGACTCCAATGCAGCATGCCACGACGCTTCGTATTCCACGGGCCACAGTAACTCCAGACAGTCGGGCGATACGGCCTTAGCATGCAGGTCGCCATCGAAGCGAACGAAGATGAACCAGGCACTGGTACTGACAATGAAACCGAACTCAGGTGTGTCGTGCGTACTGTATTGTACTCTAGCACCTGTGTACCCTCTGGCCTCCTCGATGGTGAGGGGCTTTAGCGAAGGTTCGGTGGGCATGTTACTTTCCTTTCTCGGCCTTAGCCTGATCGGCGGACTTGTACTCCTTGGCAGGCTTGACAATGTTGTCGATTGCCTTGTCTCGCCTGTTGCTGGGCTCAGCCATCCTGATGTGCTTCCAGATCTTCTTTCCACCAGGTGTGAGCTCTTCGAATCGGGACTTACCCATTACTTCCCTTTCTTGTTGTCACGAAACCACTTCATAGGGTCCTTGTTGGCCTCGGCTCGTTTCGCCTTGGTCTTCTTCGCTTCGTCGATCTTGTTCTGCTTGGCTCTGTTGGCAGCAGCCTTCTTGTAGGCGTCCGAGGTGTTGTTCGCGTCTCTAGGTCCAGGTGGTCCCATTAGTCCTTCTTTTCGTAAGGGTTGGTCGCATTGGCGTCGATGAAGCTGGCGTGCAGTCCCTCATCCCATCCACGCGCTAGTAGTTTGCGGTCGTGTTCGGTGTGGGCGAGGAGACCGGCTCTGTCCAGGGCCAATGCACGGTCGGAGTCGTCCACGTAATCGACTTTATCATAGGTGGTCTGCATCACCTTTGCCGCCCGCTCGATAGTATCTTCACGCTCTAGTCGGCGGACTGCATCCTCATGTGACAGGCCAGTCTTGGTACGCAGTTCGCGGAGTCGCTTTCCTAGGTCTGGAGTGTCAGTCATTAGTGCTCCTTCGGGTCTCCATGCACAGGGCAGTCAGGGTGAGGGTAGGCGATGCCTGGGTCCGGTATGCCTACATCGTAACCGGTCATGCAGATACCGTTGCACTCGTCGGGGTCGGGTGGGAACATTCGATTCCAACACTCTGGGTGCATGCCGGTCATCATCTGTTCCCGCTTCTCGGGCGAAAGCTCTGGCAAGGCATTCTGAATGAAGTCGCCAGCTCTCCAACGCTTGTAGCCATTCTCAGATACGTTCTCGACCTTGCCCTCTTTGCCACAGTCAGGACAAGGCATGGTCTCAATGGTGACTAGCTTGTCGCTCATTCTGACACCTCTGGCGTAGTGTACTTGTCGGGGTTCCGTAAGATCTCACGCAGCGACACGTTGTTGTTGGTCTTAATGAGGTCCTTGAAGGTGTACCCAATAGACCTCATGGCTTCCTGGTACATACGATACACAGCTCGGTCTTTGCAGAACGGGCAGCCCTTGAGGTCTGCTTCTTGTTCATTGTGGGACTCGCAATAGGCATGGTGCTCCATGCGCTCACCCAATGCCCAGGCTACGCTCTTCCAGTCCGTCTCTGGCTTGCTCATAGTATAAACCTTAGCCTGTCACGGTGGACCATCACACGCTCGTCTCGCCACGTGAGCACGAGGAAGTAGTTAGGCTTGCCAGTCGGGCCGTACTCTAGTATACGAACGCGGCCTTTACCTCTGAGGTAGGCCTTGCGGGGTAGGGTGTTAGTCGTGTCAGGTGTGCTCATGGCAAGTCCAATTCACCGATGAAGTCGGCAACCTCTTGGTCGTACTGATGGAGCTCATCGCACGACATGACGTTATGGTTCGGCTCGTTGTATTGGTTGCGTAGTGCTGGGCATTCCTTCCCTTCGGAGGTGAGGGTGATGATAGCTGCGGTGCCAGCGCTCACGATCATCATGGCAGCTATCGCAGCGAGGATGACTTTGATCTTGCTCATCAGAACGTACCCTTCTCATTGAGTTCGGTCCATGGCACTGCTGTAATGTGGTCGATTAGACTACTCAATAGCCATTCGACCTTCTTTCGGTCTCCCTCCTCGAAGGACTCGATCTCATGTGCGATGGCGGCGATCTGTATTCCCCCTCTGGTGCCAGATGTGTCGTGTTCGCTATCGTCATTGCCTAGCTTTCGTAGTGCGTGGGCGAACTCAAGAAGGAAGCGTCCTTGGCTGTCTGAGTTCTGTTCAGCAGCAAGCTCACCTAGGTCAGCCCAGTCAAGGGTAACCTCCAGGTCGATGTACACCCCCTTTACAGGGTTGCTAGTGCCGTCAGCTTTGTGCTGAGTCTCGTTGCTGACCTCGTTCATGCCGTACCTCTCTTCTTGTGATGATGTTGTGTTGACTTCTCTGTTGATGTTGCCGTTCAGGTAGCTCATCGAGAGCTCGTATTTGTTATAAGTCTATCATACTCCAGCCTTCATGAGATGGCAACGGTGTCCGGGGAAGATGTTCTAGAAGATCATGACTACAACCCACAAAGCATCAGTGACCTCACCTGCTCTTAATCAATCTCCTGCGGACCATAAAAAGGACCGTGCCAGTTAGGGGGTTGAGGTTCTATAGATAATTAGGAATTCTATTAATCTATATTAATCACTATATAAGACTTCTATGTAGATGGCGAGCATGTTATCTCACTATACGTGAGACCTCTATTAGTATTAAGATCTTGGGGGGATAACAGAATGAAAAATTACCAAATGCCATTCGTACCCGTTGCCAAGACACAAGCGAGCACACTATTATATTAATAAGGCTACAAATCATCGATAAAGGAGGGCATGTGGCTCGATACAGGAAGAGAGATGGGGATCTCTATCAATGCAATAAGTGTCAGCTATGGTTAGACGCTCACGCTTTCTACCCTTTGAAGACTACCAAGAGTGGTCTGCATTCGTGGTGTAAGCTTTGTGTTAAAGAGGCAAACCGACAAGCTAGTGCCGACCGTCGAGGGGCCCCGAAGACAGAGGCTGGGCTCATTAGAAGGGCCGCAGTGCCTCTCAACGAGTATATTGACGTTATCGGTCTGTTGAGGATCTTTGACGAGGACATTGTGAAGTCCAATACAACCCTAGCCGAGATGCGTGCTATGATTGCTGACGATGGACTTCCTAGTCAAGAGGATATGGAAGCTATGATCATGCCACGAACCGAGACGAACAAGGAGCAGAACAATGGATCAACGCATCGTACTGTTTAAGAAGCTCAGCATGTACATTGACCTGAAGAAGCTGCTCAAGCACTTCGAAGATGGCGGAGGACTTCCGAGAGAGTTCCTTCCTGTCATCCTTGAAGGGCGTGACAAGGAGAGTCGCATATGAACGACGTGCCTAAGATGTTCCATCCAGACTACTGGCTGTGCAAGCGTTGCGACACCTGGCAGGACAAGGAGGACTTCTTCGACTCACCACGCCACACGGAGAAGATCAAGGAGTACAAGATCTGTTCCAAGTGCCGCAAGAGTCTGAAGGGACCCAAGCCTATCACCAAGGAAGAGTACGAGCGCCGCAAGGTAGAGCGGCTCCGCAAGGCCCAAGCCTGACTTAGCCTGCAGCGGCAAGCAGACCTAAAGGCTCCACCTGTGGTTCATTGCTTGGGTAGGAGCCCTTGTTGGTCTTGCCGGAACGATCAGTCGCCTGTGTCGAGGTCGCTGTCGTCAAGATCCTCTTCGCCGAACATACACGTCATGCACTCGCATCGGCATGAACGGTAGATGCACTCGCGACCCTCGTGCTCACACATGATCAGTAGTCCTTCCGGTTGCCCTTGCTGATGGACGTAGCGGCTGTGAACTCGTTGGCGGAGTTGACCTTCTCGCCTCGTGCGTACGCCTCAGCCTTGTCAAGCTCGTCGCTCGAGAAGAACCTGGCGAACCCCTTCGGGCTCTCGGCCTTGTAGCCGTTGCCGCTCCGCTTCACTCTCTCGCTCATGTATGTATCTTATCACACACTGCATGCAGAGGGCAACCCGCAGGCCACAAGATCTTTGTCGACGTCACCATCGTACAGTGCGTGCCGACCATCTGGGCAGCGATGAGTGTTGCCTCCACTGGTGAGGCAGATGCTACACGGACCCATCTTGTGTGTTGATCCGGAATGATCGGTCGCTGCGTGGTGTAGCCTACGAGTACGCTCCACACCTTCATGCGTCTAGTATAGCATAGTGTTCTCGAGATATCAACAATCTTGTCTTCCAGTAAGTGTAACCGTTATCATATAGGTAAGGGAGGTGCCACTATGACTGACGACGTCTACCGCTCGGACGATGGTGAAGAGGACGATGGCTTCCCTCCGCAGGAAGACACCGACGCTCTGATCATGGAGCGCACCATTCATGGCGATGAAGCGTACGATGCAATGGCGTACCGACTCTTCGAAGAGAACGTGTACACCGCCGCGCTGTCGATCATTCAGATGGCTGTCCACGGAAGTACTGAGCGAATCAAGTTCGAAGCTGCCAAGTACGTTGTCGATCGAGTGCTCGGTCGCATCGGAGACCTGGCTGCCTTCCAGCATGCGACTCGTCTTCCGGAACGTCAGGGCGAGCTGGTCGCTGGAGTCATTCAAGGGGTCCTTGCTGACCTCAACCTGACCGATGAGCAGCAGGAGCGTGCAGGAGAGGTCGCCGCTAGCCATCTGATGTCCTTGGCTGCCAGTGGGCAGAAGGCTATCGGAGAAGGATCAGAGGGGCAGGACTGAGGTGACCATTGCCTGGGCAGAGCACGCCGCCAAGCGTTTCCAGAAGCGTGCGACATCCAAGTGGGCTACCCCTGGCGCCATGGCTAAGGACCTCGACCCCAAGACGATCCAGACTCCTGCTCTTGACCTGATCGACCAAGCGTTGGTAGAGGCGTACAATACTCCCGACGCCCGAGTCATCATCAGCATGCCACCTCAGGAGGGGAAGAGCCAGCGAGCGAGTCGTTGGTTCCCTCTCTGGGCTCTGGAACAGAATCACAACCTCCGTGTCATCGTCACCTCCTATGAGATGGGGATGGCTCGCCGTCATAGTCGCTGGGTTCGCAACATGATCCTGATGCATGGCGGCCGGCTCAACATGGCCATCAGGCACGACCTGTCCTCCCAGCATGAGTGGGAGTTGGCAGGCTCTGCTACTGAGGGCGGCATCATCGCAGCCGGTTTGGATGGAGCCATCACAGGTCGTCCTGGTGACATGCTGATCATCGATGACCCCGTCAAGAACAGACAAGCCGCAGACAGCAAGACAGTTCGGGACAATGCGTGGGACTTCTGGACGGAGACCGCATCGACTCGCCTCTCTCCCGGAGCCCCTGTGGTGTTGATCCTGACAAGGTGGCACCACGATGACCTGGCTGGTCGGTTGCAAGCCGCCGAGGATGGTCACCTGTGGAAGGTCATCAACATCCCAGCGCAGGCTGATCATAACCCTGAACATGAAGATCCCGACCGAAGGGTCGATGCTCTCGATCGTGAGCCAGGGGAGTTCATGCGCTCCGCTCGACTCCGGACGGGCAAGCAGTGGGAAGCCATCAAGGTCCGTTCGGGTCCAAGGACCTGGAGCTCACTCTACCAGGGCAGGCCGACTGCTGACGAGGGCGGGCTCTTCCCAACTGAGGTCTGGTCGCGGTACGATATCCCGCAGCACATTGTTCGAGCCGATGGCGCCCATGTTGTTCTGTATGGCCATGAAGACGTAGAGATGGTCCAGTCTTGGGACATGGCATTCAAGGACACCAAGCAGTCTGACTATGTTGTTGGTCAAGTCTGGTTGCGTCGCGGAGTGCATGTCTACCTGCTGGATCAGGTTCGTGGTAGGATGAACTTCAATGCCACGGTGCAGGCTGTCTTGGACCTAAGTGCCAAGTGGCCCCAGGCGGTAGCGAAGTTCATTGAGGACAAGGCTAACGGTCCTGCTATCATGAACATGCTCAATACTAAGGTGATGGGTATGATCCCGATCGAGCCTGAGGGATCGAAGTATGCCCGTGCAAGTGCTATCAGTCCGTTGGTGCATTCAAAGAACGTCCACATCCCGACTGCTGAGCTAGCACCGTGGGTCGGTGACTTCGTTCAGGAGCACAAGGACTTTCCTAATGGTGCCAATGACGACCAGGTGGACTGTGATAGCCAAGCTGTCAACCGACTCCTCCTGCTGCCTCTGTTGGATGAGCAAGCGGCAGTGAGGCAAGCTGAGGAGTTTGAGGAACTGGATATGAGGGGCTATAGCATTAGTCCCTACTAACACTTCAACACGGGAGGTGGCAAAATGAATTACGGATTCCTCGGAACCGTTCTGGTTATACTAGCCATCATTGCGCTACTGATCTTCATCTTCTAAGGGGTAGAGAGTGAGCGTAGTCGACACCGTCCTGAATCGGGTAGGCCTCAGTCGTGTGACTGAAGTGGCCGCCAAGCACAATGAGTTGGCTGCACGCCTTGGACAGGTACTCAACAACAGTGAGGTCATGTCCGAGAGTATGGCTGACCTCGAACTGGCTCTAGAGGACAGGGGCTGGGAGCGACTGACTGGAACTGGCAACGAGCAGTTCAGTCGGAATGGTCTGGGTCGAGCTTCTGCTCTGGCCAGGATCATGGCAGTAGCGAACCCACTCATCAAGCAAGGTCTCAACGTCCGTCAGGCTTACATCTTCGGCGGCGGTGTGCAGGTGTCTGCTACTGCCAATGGTGAGACGGATGGTCAGCAGGATGTCAATGCCCTCATCCAGGAGTTCTGGAACGACCCAAGCAACCGTGCATCGCTGTCAGGAGACCAGGCACAGGAAGAGCTAGAGCGAGCACACGGGACAGATGGCAATACCTTCCTCGCCTGCTTTACTACTCCTCGTACTGGCCGTGTCCAGATCAGGTCGATTCCGTTTGCCGAGATTGCCGAGATCATCTCGAACCCGGATGACCGTGACGAGCCTTGGTTCTACAAGAGGCAGTGGACGCAACGTTCACTCACCGCAGATGGCCTGAAGACCCAGACTACGATCAATGTGGCCTACTACCCAGACTTGCGGTACCAGCCCCGCACGCGGCAAGCAACCATCGATGGACACACTGTGATGTGGACGGCTCCCATCTACCACACGTCGGTCAACCGTCTGGATGGTTGGCAGTTCGGTATCGGAGATGCCTTCGCTGCGTTGGCTTGGGCTCGGGCCTACAAGGAGTTCCTGGAGGACTGGGCTACGCTGATCAAGTCGCTCAGTCGCTTTGCTTGGAAGGCTACCTCGAACAAGAAGAGCAAGGCGCAGGCTCAGCGAGACAAGATTCGTTCGTACAACCCTGTGGACCCTAACACGGGTAGGTCGATCGACTCTGGTGGTACGGTTGTGATGACCGACGATCAGAACTTCGAAGCTATTCCCAAGTCGGGTGCCACGATCGATTCTGAGTCGGGTCGTCCGCTGGCTTCCATGATCGCTGCTGCTCTGGGTATTCCTGTCACTGTGCTTCTGGGTGACCCTGGCATCTCTGGTAATAGGGCGACTGCTGAGACGCTCGACAAGCCCATGGCATTGGGGATGAAGCAGCGACGCTCGCTTTGGTCCGAAGCTTACCGTGCTATCTGCCAGTACGTTATCGAGCAGGCCGTAGTGGCTCCGCAGGGCAAGCTTCAGGGTAGTACGATCCTGGACCCATTCACTCGACGCAACATGGTAGTCCTGGCTGGCGACACCGACCTGACGATCAACGTCGACTGGCCTGACCTGGAAGATGAGAACGTCAAGGAACGTGTCGATGCTATCGTCGCTGCTGACGGCACCCGGAAGGTTCCTCCGACCACTATCGCACGACTGCTTCTGCAGGCGCTCGGTGTTCAGAACGTCGATGACGTGATGGATGAGCTCACCGACGATCAGGGCAACTGGCTCGACCCATTCATGAACGCCGGACAAGCTGCCATCGATGCTTTCCGAACTGGACAAGACCCCGCAAGCGTACTGTAGAGGAGAATGACCATGGCATTCGCAGATGACGTCGTTGACTGGATCACTGGTGAGATCACTACCATTGGCTTGGCTAGCGGGTCACTAGAGGCTAACGAGATCACTGGTGGTGGCTATGCGCCTATCGCCCCGGACTATCCAGCTTCGGGTACTGACGGTGAGTCTGATATCAGTGCACCGTTGGAGTTCAGTGGTCCTCCTAACCAATCCATCACGCACGCTATCTTCCGCCGTGCTGCTGGTGTCTGGTTCATTCGGCCTCTGGATGCTCCTGACAACCTCAACTCTGATGGTCGCTGGGACATGACCTCGGCCGCTATCACCAACGCGATCGTCTGATCCCATGGCAGGATTCACTCCAGCAGTCCTTGAGGCAGCCGCTCTCGAAGTAACAGGGAGCGGCGACTTCATCTCGCTGCACACGGCTGACCCTGGTACCACTGGAGCGAGTGAGGCTACTGGAGGTTCGCCTGCATACGCTAGGAAGCAGACCGTCTGGACTGGGAGTAGCGATGACGGGGCAGTGGCTGGCTCGCAGGTCGAGTTCGATCTTCCGGCTGGTACCTACACACACGTTGGTATCTGGAGTCTAGTGACCGGCGGAGACTTCATTGGCTCCGTGGCTCTTTTCAATCCGATCGTCATGACTGGACAAGGTCAGGCCAGGATCACTCCTACCATTACGGCGAGCTGAGTCATGGCCATTGCATTCGTCGCAGCCGGTGTAGCTGTTATCACTCCGACCAACAATACAGCTACCTCAGTCAATCCATTGCCACCGGTTGAGGCTGCTGTTGGTCAGTACATGCTGGCCTTTGTCACTGTGCAGGCAGCAGGTGCTAACAACGACCCAGTCGTTACTCCTCCCGATGGTTGGGTACTTCATGTCGGCGGTAACGACCCTGGCTCCGGAACTAGTACGCGGATCAATGTCTACGGTAAGCCCTACACAGGTGACGAGGCGGACTTCGTTTGGGACTACACCGCCCCTAGTGGTGGCAATGCTGCAGCCTTCATTGCTTGCTACTCCGGAGTTGATCTAGCCGAGCCAGTAGTGTCTGGAGAGGCAGCATACTCTGGTGCGCTAGGGAATACCGTTCGCACTACGGCGAGCATCTCTGTAGCTGACATTCGTATGCTAGTGGCAGGATGGTCCGACCGTAACGGATCTACCTACACTACAGCACACAACCTTCGTCGTCAGATTCAAGCTGGTGGCTCTGTGTCACTCATGGGAGCAGACGCTGGTAACGTGACAGCTGGCTCGCACTCGATGACCGCGACAGCCTCTGCTTCGACTACGGTGGCCTCTGCCGCGATCCTGGCTCTGAAGACTGCTAGCTCAGTTGTTCCGGAAGAGAATGCTGAGTTCGCTCTGAGCCTAGCATTGACTGTTGAAGAGGAACACCCTCCTACTCCGGTCGAAGTGTTCATGGCGGACGAGCCAGTGTATGTGGCACACCGTGGTGGCTCGGTTGACTATGTTGAGAACACGATGGCGGCCTTTGATGCTGCAGTAGCCTATGGAGCTAAGGCACTAGAAGCTTCGATCCATCGGAGCATTGACGGTGTCTGGGTGATCTCACACGATGCTACTACGACGAGGATGTTCGGAGACACCTACAACATCCCTGATACGACGTGGGCAGTCCTTGAGACACTGCGGACGACCGATGGCGATCACCCGATGGTCAGGCTTACTGATCTACTCGACGCCTATGGTGATACCCATATCATCTTCGTGGACAACAAGTGGGGCAACTGGTTCGTCAACGAGTGGCTTGACCTGATGGACTCCTATGCTGGTGCTAGTCGGTATGTGTCTAAGCATTGGTGGGATACTGTCGTAGTAGCCGACCTAGTTCGGGCTCGTGGCTACCACACGTGGGGCTACTACTACGAAGAGAACCTTCCTGACATGGCTGAGACCCAAGGAGCGTACGACTACCTTGGTATGGAGTACCTCGCCACTCAGGGTGCCTGGGACGACACGCTCGCCTATGGTAAGCCTGTTCTCGGACATGTGATCCTGAACGCTGCCAACGCCACCGAGGCCTTCAGTAAGGGTGCCAATGGCATCATGACTGGTAAGGTCATCGGTGTCATCCCTCAGGTCATTCCTTCTGGCTCAGCTATTACGCAAACTGTTACCGCCCTCTCCATTCAGGGGGAAGCCCCTCTCATTCCTGTTCCTACTGGGAGTGTGGCGACAGAAACAACTATCGGCATCAGTGTCGAGGGAGCATCTCCTACGCCCACCGTTCCTAGTGGTAGTGCAGAGCTCGATACGGTCACAGTCATCGAGGTTAGTGGCGAGTCTCCTACTCCATCAGTACCACAGGGTGCAGCCGAGCTCAATACTGTCACCACGTTCTCTATCACCGGACAAGATCCTGCAGCAGTCATTCCTACGGGTGAGACTAGCCTGATGACTGTTACGTCCACTTCCATAGTGGGCGAGGCACCAACACCTACGATTCCATCTGGTACTACTGGAGTCGACCTTGTCATTGCCTTCACGATCTCAGGCTCTGATCCTACACCTGAGATTCCAGGACCGAAGTCACTAGAGGCTATTTCGACTGCTACGACCTTGGAAGCAGTCTTGGATACTGATGACGACCTAATTCACTTCGGAGGACCGAATGGCTAGCCCACGAGAGACATACATCAAGAGGGGCGACACTCCTACCAAGCAGTGGATGGCCTCCGACGACCTGCCGAGTGCTGCTGACACATACATTGTTATCGGACGCAAGCAGGGCACGCCTATCATTAACAGGACAGTCGATACCGTCCTTGGCAAGGTAGCTACTATTACCTTCACAGCTGAGGAGACTGAGAACGTCGGACTCTGGTCTCTCGAACTGGAGACACGTGTTGGTAGTGTGATCCAGACATTCCCAGAGCGGGGCTTCTTGTCTCTTGTCATTGGCGAAGACCTGAATCCCTGACCCTGTGGTTCTGTGTCATGAGTCTCTAGCGTGTGTTACTGTTATATCCCACCTCTTGTTGTCCCAGAAAGACAACCTCTATCATTATATCGAGAGTGGTCCTTAGGGAACTGGTTGGCGGGGAGGTGAGACACGGGTGGCAGTTACCGAAGACACGTTGAAGCTACTCAACGGCATGACCATTGGGATTAGCGACACTGTCGACGATGCCACCCGTGATCTCGTTCGGTCATACGCCGGAGCGTGGGACAATCTGTCACGTCAGTGGGAGTTGGCCCTCGCTCAGGCTATGGCTGGAGATAGCTGGCCCAGTCAGACCGAGCTTATGCGGATGAACCGTGTATTGCAGGCGATGGCCTCTACACGTGAGTCTCTGAACCGACTTGATCGGGAAGCAGGCGTCCGCATCTCTCGGGACATTCCAGGACTAGTCAAGAGCGGCGCTCAATGGGAAGCTGTCCTCATTGCTTCCAATTATCCTCCTCAGGCTGACCAGAGCAGGCTTGCAGTTCAATTCAACCGAGTCGACCAGCGACAGATCGATGAAATGGTCCGTCGCAGTGGAGAGCAGATCACCTCTCTGACAGGTAAGATCGCTCCTCGAGTTGAAGCAATGATTCGCAATCTTCTCATTGAGGGTATCGCGCTCGGTATTAACCCGGCTACAGTGGCTGCCAGGATGCTACAGCGAATTGAGAATACCTTCAACTTCGGTTTGACACGGGCGCTTGTCATTGCACGCACCGAGATGCTTGATGCTCTTCGCCGAGCAGGTCACCTCCAGGACCAGTTGAACAAGGATGTCCTGCGAGGCTGGATGTGGCACGCAGAGCTTGACAGTCGTACTTGTCCTTCGTGTTGGTCGCAGCACGGTAGTATTCACCCTGTTGATGAGATGGGTCCGAACGACCACCAGCAAGGTCGCTGTGCTAGGGTTCCTGTCACTAGGACCTGGCGTGATCTGGGCTACAACATCCCCGAGCCTCCCAACCCCGTTCGTGACGCTGAGGATGTCTTCCGTAGTCTGCCTCGTGCTGATCAAGTAGCGATCATGGGACAGGCTAGACTTGACATGCTTCTCTCCGGACGTACTGGATGGAACGATCTTAGTACTTATCGGACCAGCAACGATTGGCGGGGCAGCTATGCACCTACTCCCGTCAAGGATCTGGTCTAGGAGGAAGAGATGACTATTGCACCTGAACGGATCATTGAGGCTCCTAGGCCACTGATCAACAACGTGGCCGAGGTGAGTGCGCAGAAGATGCGCATTCGAATCATCGAGGGTAACCGTTGGGGTAGCTCCGGCTATTACCCGAGGGAAGTCCTCGAGCGGGATGGACCGACTGCATTCCCTATCGGCACTCACATGTACCTGGATCATCCCGGAGAGGAGGAGAGCTGGGATCGGCCAGAGCGTACCATTAGGGATCTGGCAGCAACGATCACTTCCACTCCTGCTTATGAAGGCGATGGCCTTTATGCAGACGTCAACGTCTACTCTCACATGGCTCCTGTCATCTCAGAGGTGGCCGAAGACATTGGTGTGTCGATCCGAGCGCTGGCTACCTCCAAGCCTGGAGAGCGAGACGGCCGTTCCGGGATGATCATTACTTCCTTGGTCGAAGGCATTTCTGTTGACTTCGTTACCAGGGCAGGAGCTGGCGGGAAGATCGTTCAGCTGATCGAGTCGGCAAAGAGCAAGATGACTCCTGAGGAGATTGCCGAGGTTGAAAGTGTTGTGACCAAGCCCCCGAACGAAACGAAGCAGCCAGTCCAGGAGGCGACTAGCTCGACTCGTCGACGTCAGCTTGACTCTGTCCTCAGAGAAGCGTATGGCGATGACGACACCTGGATCTGGACTCGTGACTTCGATGAGACCAGGAACCTTGTCTGGTACATGATCGAGACGCCTGAGTCTTCTGTCACGTGGCAGGAAGGCTACTCGGTTGCTGACGACGACAACTCCGTCACACTTCTGGGCGACGCTATCGAGGTGGTCGTCCAGACTGTTTACGTCCCCGTCAACCCGGCGGAGGGCACACCAACTCCTACAGAGGAGAGCAGCACTATGGCTGAGATCGACGACGCCAAGCTGCAGCAGCTCACGGAGTCCGCTCGCCGGGCGGATGAACTGAAGGATGAGCTGGAAGCTGCAAAGGCAGAGGCGAAGGAGTCGCGCATCGCGGAGGCTAAGGCCACTCGCAAGGCGCACTACGAGACCGCTCGGCGGATCGTCGCCGACGAGATGAGCACCGCAGGCGTCAAGGGTTCGAAGCTAGCCGAGGCGCTGGCTTACAACCCGCCGACGACTGAGGGTGACAACCCCGAGGTCGACGACAAGAAGCTCCGTGAGTCCGTTCGCGAGGCTCTCGGTGAGGTCGCGACCAACGTCGACGAGGGTGGCGTCCGAGGCTTCGGCGCCAACGCTGAGGAGTCGGCTGAGGTGTCCGACGAGGACATCGACAACCTCATTCACGGTTCCTTCGGTAGCTCGGTGAAGGGAGTCTGACCAAGATGGCGACGAATGAAGTCTTCAAGTATGGTCAGTGGGTCTCGCTTCCGGTTCCCGCCGACACCGCTTCGAGCGCTCCTGTGGTTGTGGGCGAGCTTGTCGGAGTTGCCCAGACCGCTGAGGGCGAAGGTGGCAACCTGGAGGGTTGGGCTTCGGTGGCACTGGAAGGTGCCTTCCGACTTCCCGTCACCGGTGCTGCTACGGTCGGCGCTCCCGTTCACATTACGGGTGCTGGTGTGCTGACCATGACCGCGACGGGTAACCGTCTCTTCGGTCACGCCCTGGAAGCCAAGGGTACCGGCACGGCTCCGCTCGTTGTTCGACTCGCTGGTCACGCCCACGGCGCGGCCGCCTAATTGGAGAAGGAGGATTAAGCAATGACTCAGGTCACGTTCTCCAACGAGACGGTCGGCGGCGGAAGCGTTGGTGCGCTCACCCCTGTCAAGACTCCGCGGATTCCGAACTACAAGCAGAAGCTGAAGGAAGCAGCTGAGCTTGTCGGCAAGGCCATGAAGGGTAACCCCTACGCGGTCCTGAAGCTCAAGGAGGCTTTCTCCACGAGCGACTTCCCGTTCCTGTTCGGCGATATCCTGAGCCGGGAGCTTCTGCCCCAGTATCAGGAAGCTCCGTCGGTCTGGGCGGAGTTCGCTCGCCGTACTGTCGTCCGGGACTTCCGGCCGCACAACCTGATCGACCTCCTTGGTGGTCAGGACGTCCTCAGCCTCGTTCCGGAACTCACTGAGTACCCGGCACGAGACCTGGGCGAGGCCGAGTACTCCCTGACGGTCGCCAAGCACGGTGCGCGGTTCGCCATCTCGTGGGAGTCGCAGATCAACGATGACCTGGGCGGCCTTCAGGGGCTTCCTGGTCGCCTCGCTGTGGCTGCCCGCCGTACCGAAGACCGTCTCGCGACGACCGCTCTCACCGATGGTGATGGTCCGAACGATGCCTTCTTCAACGTGGGCAACGGCAACGCACCGACTGAGCTCCCGCTCACGATCGACAACCTGTCGACTGCGATCGAGGCTATCACCTCGCGCGTGGACGAAGACGGTGCTCCGATCTGGATCGACGGGTTCGTTCTCGTCGTCCCGCCGTCGCTCGAAGTTGCTGCTCGCAACATCCTCGGTGCGACTGAGATCCGGATCACTCAGGGTACTAACGTCATGATCACCAACAACTGGTTGGCGAGTAGGATCACCCTTTCGGTGAACCCCTGGCTTACCGTTGTTGACCAGGGTGAGGACGCTGGGACCACGTGGTACGTTCTCCCCAACCCCAACGCTCCGCGTCCTGCGGTGGCATTGGGCTTCCTCCGCGGCAACGAGACTCCTGACCTGCGCCTCCGTTCTTCGGACTCGGAGCGTCCTGGTGGGGGTGCCGTGCCTGCTGAGGAAGGCGGCTTCGACAACGACGATGTCCAGTACCGCGTGCGTCACGTTCTGGGTATGACTACGGTCGACCCGATCGCGACCTACGCGTCCTTCGGCGCTCCGCAGGCCTGATCGACATGAGTGACTCGGAAGAGGTGCTCCAGGTCCTCAAGGACATTCGGGATGAGCTACGCAAGCTCAACTCGAAGGAGCCCTCTTCCGAGTCGCCTGTGATAGGCATCTCAGAACCAGTTCCCCAACCGAAGACGAGACGTCCAGGGAGGAGTTGAGACCGATGGCCCACGATTACGAAACTGAGATCGGCAAGGTCCGTCTTCTCATTCCCGACGTTGACGAAGATACTCAAATCTTCGACGATAACCAGATCGCAGCCTACATTAGTATGGCTCGACACGAGAACATCTTCCGCGCTGCTGCACTAGCTGTCGAAGCTATTGCTGGGTCGGAAGTCATGGTCTCCAAAGTCATTCGGACGCAGGACCTTTCCACTGACGGTGCAAAGGTTTCCGACGCTCTCCTTCGTAGAGCTGAAGCGCTCCGTAAGCGTGGCGACGAGGATGATGATGAAGACGGCTCGGGTGCCTTCTTTGACATTGTCCCATTCAACCGTACTCTGTCGGATCCTGAGCTGGTAGAGGGCATCACAGGCTTCGGCCAAGGCGGATGGGGGCAGCCCTAATGCCTCTTCCTTCGACGAGAGTCATCCCCGACAACTGGAGTGAGCACCACTACTTCACTGTTGATGGAACGCTCACAGCCACTTGCACTATCCTCCGGCCTTCCCAAGAGCTGGCCTTCGACCCTGAGACTAATGCCACTACCCGAGTCGGTGACCCTGTGGTGGTGTTCCAGGGGAAGTGCCGGGTGCAGCAGCTTCAGCCAGGCCAAGAACAGGTCGCTGCGGATCAAGGCATCGTGAATGCGACTCACCTGGTCGTGGTTCGTTGGGACGTTGATCCCGTTCGCATTGGCGAGTTCAGCGACTGGGTTCACATCGATACCTGTCCGGATGACCTGGAGCTTGCTGGATGGGATCTTCACATTGAGGGTGCACTATTCAGTTCGCTCCGATGGGAACGAGACCTGTACTGCTCCAAGGAACTCGTCGAGCGTAACCCTGTCGGAGAGGAGTGAGTGCAGTGATCGATATTACAGTTGACGAAGATGCTCGCGCACTCGCTGCGCACTGGCTTAATGTTGCCGGAGAAGTGGAAAGGGTTGTCCTTCCTATCATGAGGAAGGGTGCGAACGATATTCAAGCAGCCGGGCAAGCTCGAGCACCAGTCGACACTGGTTTCTTGAAGAACTCGATCACCTCTCAAGTACGTAGTGCAGGTGGTAGTGTCGGAATTGGCTTCGCTATTGAAGTCGGTCCTACTGCTGAGTATGGTGGCTTCGTCGAGAATGGCACGAGCACTATGGGTCCGCAGCCTTACATGGGTCCTGCGTTTGATGTTGTCGTTCCTGGTATCGTGTCAGCCCTTGGTGAAGGGATGGATGGTCTAGTATGACTGCCATGGTTGACACCTACACCGCCAAGGATGCTGTGCTGGAGCTCCTTAGGGCTATTCCCACTCTGAACGTCTTCGATGGCAATGTCAACGAAGCTGATCCAGACCTTGCTGCTCCATTCCTAGATGCTGACGGCGGCGTTCACATCTACGCCGTGCTCTGGGCAAGTGCAGGGAATCCAACTGGGTACCGACTGTGTGCTACTCCAGACACTAAAGCCTGGCCGTTCCAAGTCACTGCTGCTGGAGGTGATCAGACGCGAGCACTGCGAGCAGCTGACCTGGTGTACGCTGCATTGGTCAGTAGGCGTCTGTCTCTTCCAGATGGTAGGGCGAGTACGCCTATCCGAACGGTACTAGGGGATCAAGGTCCAGCACGTCTCGATCGAACCGTCAAGCCAACACGGCATTGGGTGCCGTTGTTGTTCTCATGCCGACTGGCCTGAAGGAGGACCACCATGGCAACGAAGTTTGTCCGCGTACAGGACAAGCGTACGGGACATGAGTACACCACTGCTCATGTCGACACGGAAAACCACACGGTGCTTGACAAGCCAGCCGTAGGGCGGAATGGCAAGCCCCTCAAGGCGAAGTTCAAGCCGCGCTCGTTGAAGAAGCTTGAAACCGAAGATTCGAACACCGATGACAAGGCTGCAGCCACCACCGCGGCCACCACGAAGGGAGGCTCCAAGTGAGCGTCACGTTCCCAGAAGGCGTTGAGGGCGAGGGCAATGTCAACGTCGTCTTCTCCCCCGCTGTTGCTGACATCACCTCGGTCACGCTGGCAGAGATCACAGCAGGCCTTGACATCACTTGCTACGTCGTTGGGGATGGCTTCACTCCCGGTGGCGAGCAGGCTCTTCGTCAGGACCGTCGCCTGTGCTCGCGTCAGGTGTTCGGTGTTCCTGGGTCGATCACGTACACGCTCGAGGAGCTCGTGTACGTCTACGACCCCCAGGCCTACGGAAGTGCTGACCCGGAGAACGAGGCGTACGAAACTCTGGCGCCTGACACCGATGGGTTCATCATCATCCGTTGGGGTCTTCCCTTCGAGACTGCTTTCGCAGCCGACCAGATCGTCGATGTTTATCCCGTGACGATGGGTGCGCAGATCAAGAACGCACCTGCTACGGGTGACAGCGGTGGCGGCGGGGGTGGCGGTGGAGGCGGCGGTGCGTCGTCCAAGCTGACTGTCCGTCAGACGCCGTTCATTTCCGGGCCTGCCCAGATGGACGCTTCGGTCGTCGCTGCTTAACATGAACCGGTCCGGGGTAATGTCCCTTTCGGTCCTGCATTACCCCGGACCTCATACTCTCAGGACCGATACCGATAGGCATCAGGAAAGGACCGAACATGCCTAGCGTTGATGAAATTCTGAATGGGGCGAAGTTCCCCACGACGACTGTCGACATCTGCATGCGACAGGACCTGAACACCAGACGCGAAGAACTTCTGGCCTACATGACTGAGGGCGAGAAGACCAAGAAGGACGACAAGCGTTTTGGTCAGCCAGACATTCCTGAGTTGGTTCAGGCACAAGCTGAACTCGACCAGCTCGAGGAAGAGATGATTCAGCATACGCTGACCATCCACATGACTGGCATCTCCTCGGCTGAATACAACAGCCTGCAGCGCCAGTCGGGCAAGCCGCGTGATGGTAACCGAATCGATCTCTCGGTCGGATTCAACCTTCAGAACTTCTACGCCATGCTCATCAAGCGTTGCACGATGAAGGTGACTTCCTACTCCGGTGACTCTGTCGAGTTCACTCCTGAGCGGTGGAAGACCTTCCTCGAGAACATCACGGATGCCCAGTTCGATCTTCTGGGCAATGGTACCAAGCAAGTGAACAGGGACACGATCCTAACCCCTACACGGGGGCAGATCTAAGGTCTGCCCCTGTTATCAAGACAGAGGTCAAGGCAGCCACTAAGTTAGGAATCAGCCGGAAGAAGTTCGCAGGCTGGGAGCCTAAGCAAGTAACCACAGTGGTTGAATGGGATGATCAGGGAAGGCCACTTCGGTGGGTGACCGATACAGAAAGCGAGTGGGATGATGACCAGCGAGACTTTGTCATCGCACTCCTTGATGACGAAGCCGACACGCATCCGTATTGCGGACATCCTCTGTCGGAGTCAGGTCACCCAGATGCCGACCCCAACAACCCAGATGCCAAGTACTACTACCAGGTGTCTAACCCGATCGTCTGTCATGCCTGCGAAGCGGAACGGCTGGCTGCCGAGAAGCTTGAACAGACACAGCGACGCTTCAAGAAGGTCAAGTACTTCCTCACATCCAGGAAGATGCCCAAGGTACCAAGCAGACGCCCAACGAGACCTCGAAAGCCTGTGGTCGTGCAACCAGACCAACGCGGTTAGACTTCGGTTAGACTTGAGCCCTCACAACTCCACACGCGCTAGGGGTAACTCAAGTCTAACCGAAGTCTCGTTGAGTCTATATCGAGTCTCGCTGAGCTCAACTGAGCTAGGGTTTAAGGAGGTGCTTCATGGCGGATCGTACCGTAACCGTACGGCTTGTCGCTAACGTCTCCGGGCTAGCTGCAGGGCTCCGTCAAGGCTCTTCCGCTGTTGGCGCGTTCAATCAGAACGTCGAGTCCCAGTCAGGTAGATCGAGTGCATCCATTCGGGATCTCAGCAATGCCTTCGGCGTTGTTGGTATCGCCGCGGTTGGTGCTGCTGGTCTAGCTGTTCGGGCCTTTGCCAACTTCGATGAAGGTATGTCCGCTGTTCAAGCAGCCACGCATGCCTCTGCAGATGAGATGGGCTTGCTTCGCCAGGCCGCTCTCGATGCTGGCGAGTCGACTGTCTTCTCTGCTACTGAGGCAGCTGGAGCTATTGAGAACCTAGCCAAGGCTGGTGTGTCGACTTCAGACATCCTTGGCGGTGGCCTTTCTGGTTCGCTGGACTTGGCTGCTGCTGGTAACTTGGAAGTGGCCGACGCTGCTGAGATCGCTGCGACTGCTATGACGCAGTTCGGTCTGAGTGGTTCGGACGTTACTCACATTGCTGACTTGCTAGCCGCTGGTGCTGGTAAGGCTCAGGGTGATGTGACCGACATGGCGTTCGCTCTTCGTCAGGCTGGTCTGGTGTCGAACCAGTTCGGCATTAGCATTGAAGAGACTGTTGGCACACTGACAGCGTTCGCAGCTGCTGGTCTGTTGGGCAGCGATGCTGGTACTTCGTTCCGTACGATGTTGCTACGCATGGCGAACCCGTCCCGCGAAGCTGCAGACACAATGGAGCGCCTGGGCATTGCTGCGTACGATGCTGAGGGTAGCTTTGTCGGTGTGGCTGACCTCGCTGGTCAGTTGCAGGCTAAGCTTGGACCTCTTACGCAGGCTCAGAGAGACCAGGCGCTGGCTACTATCTTCGGTAGCGATGCTATTCGTGCTGCTAACATTCTCATGGAGCAGGGCACGGGTGGTATCCAGAAGTGGACCAACGCAGTCGATGATCAAGGCTTCGCTGCTGAGACGGCCGCTCTTCGTCTGGACAACCTGAAGGGTGACCTCGAAGCTCTGGGCGGCGCCCTGGAGACGGCGTTCATCAACTCGGCCGAGGGTAGCAACAACTTCCTTCGGACTGTTGTGCAGAATGTAACAGAAGCAGTAAATAGCTTTAACGACCTGCCCTCAGGTATCCAAACTGCCGCACTGGCCCTAGTCGGTGGCGGTGGCTTGGTCGCACTGGGTGTTGCAGGAATGGGTAGGCTTACTGTTGCCATCAACGATGCTAGGATCGCAGCGCAGGCTTTGGGTGTGTCGTTGCGAGCTGTCTCTATCGCTGGTGGTGTACTGGGTCTAGCCATTGCTGGCGCTGGCATTATCCTGTCCGCCTTCCTTAGTGAGAAGGCTAAGGGTCGACAGATCGTTGAAGACTTCACGGCTGCTCTTGAAGCTGACTCTGGTGCCTTCGGAGAGAACGCTGCTCAAGTTCTTGCGGCACAGATCTCACAAGAGGGGTTGGCAGACAAAGCCAAGGATGCTGGAGTCGCTCTCGACACAGTGACTGAGGCTGCTGCTGGTAACCAGGATGCTATGGCGTTGCTGGTTGACAAGCAGGAGGAGTACCAAGCACAGCTGGACGAGTTGTACTCTGGTGGTGCAGGACCTGGTGCACTTAGTAAGGACGAGCTCGAGCACGCTGCTTCGCTTCGTACTAAGCTGTCAGCCATTGAAGAAGTCATCGGTGGAACCACAGAGCTTAGTGGTCACGTCGAAGAGGCTAAGGGCAAGTACGAAGAAGAGCAAGTCGCACTTGAGGCTGCTAACGGGGCGCTCGGTATTACTACGACCTCCACAGAGGAAGCAGCCGCAGCGCAAGCTCAACTCGGTGCTGACTTCGATGCTACTACTGAAGGCATCCAGACACAGGCTGAGGCGCTGGCTAACCTTGTAGCCCAGATGCAGGCTGCTGGTCTTCTGGCTATTGACATTCGCCAGACACAACTTGACCTGGCTTCACAGATGGCAGACACCACAGCTGCGATCGATGAGACTGGTGTAGCCATTGGATTCAACACCGAGAAGGGTCGGGAGAACGAACAGGCCCTGAACGACTTGGCTAGTCAGGCTCTTGAGACTGCTGGAGCTCTTCTTGAGAATGCTGGCACAGCTGATCAAGCTTCCGTTGCTATGGAGAATGCCCGAGCATCATTCGTAGCTGCCGCAGTGGCTGCTGGCTACTCCGAGGAAGAGGCTAACACTCTAGCTAACACTCTGGGTCTCATTCCGGGTGACTATGTAGCTACTGTGTCTGCCCCTGGTGCTGTTGCTGCCGATGCTCAAGTTGAAGCTGCCAACACAGAGCTCTCCGCCTTCGACAGACGCAACGTTAATGCCAATGCTAACATCGACGTGACTGGCATTGGTGCTGCCGAGCGTGAGCTGAACAATACAGCACGAAACCGAAGCTCGACTATTACCGTGAGCGTCAGGACCTCGGGCCGCATCTGGGATGGTACTCAGTACGTCAACCCAGGACTGAGAGCTAGTGGTGGATGGATCACTGGCTATGCTGCCGGTGGAATGGTAGCACACGACTTCCGTTATGGTGGAGGCGTGCGCTATGGTACTCACTCTCGAGCAGACGATGTCTTGGCTCTGGTGTCTAGGGACGAGTACGTAGTTCGAGCTAGTCAGGCTAAGCGTCACAAGTCTTTGCTCGAGGCTATCAACCGAGGACAGATTGCCGGAAGCTATGCTAACGGAGGAACGATCGGACCTGAGTCGATCGGACTGAGCTCGCAGTCCGAGTCTATGCTGAGGACCATGATCGACGAGGCTCGTGGGTTGAATAGGCGACCTGTCCAGCTAGTGACTAAGGACGGCCGTGTGGCATTCGAATTGATCGACGGAGTTATTCAAACAGGTAAGGCTTTGGGAGGAGGTCGACGCTAATGGCTAACGGAGTCACATACATTGGACCGTTGGGCAACCTGTTGCCCGTTAAGTGTCCTGCTCCTGACTTGCCTGCTGCCCGCTACGTTGCCACATCGGTAAGCTATACCATCTACGGTCGAGCAAAGGTTCAGAAGGGTCGAATGGGTACTCGAGCCTTCGAATGGTCGCTGGCTCTAGCTACTCCGAACGACATTAACAACCTCTTGGCGTTGCACCATGGAGTGTACGGTAGAGGTCCCTTCTGGTGGTACGATCCGGTTAGCGTTAAGCGCAACATGCTCAAGCCTGATGTGGCTGCTCCCTTCACTGTTGGGGACGAACCCGGCTTTACCGTCACGGCAGGCGGTGCGATCACCAGGTCTGTGGTCGATGTTCAGGATGCTGCCGGTGTTATACTAGCTGACCAGTCTCTGTCGATGGCTGCTGCCACTACTGCCCAGTCAGAACAGATTCCAGTCATCCCAGGACTCACCTATGCCTTGCTTGGCTATGTCAACCCTAGTGTGGCAGAGGCTTCGACTATCTCGTTGCAGTTCTACAACGTTACGAATGCTACAGTTGGTGCTGCGGTTGTTGGTACTAAGTCAACCACAGGCTGGGGACCCATCGCTCTAGCTGCTACCGTGGCTCCAGTGGGTGCAGCGTATGCCCGTGTCATTATTCAATCCGGCGCTACAGGGCTTTCGAGGTTCGGCAACTTTCGTCTAGCCGAGAGCCCTGTGGTTCTTTCCCAGTGGGTGGCGGGGCACGGCGTCGCACGGGTATCGATCCTGGACGTGCCTGAGGTGTACTTGGAATCGTACGGGGTTACTCGTTCTGATTACTCTGCTGTGCTGCAGGAGGTGTGAGATGCAACCAACTCCTGCTGGATGGCCTACACAGTTTGATGAGAGCAGCCCCACTTCGACGGTAGAGGTCGATGGGGCTGGTGAGGCTCGAGACTGGTCTGTTGCTCGACAGGTTGGTGGATTCCTTCCTGAACAGGTTCGAGGTGTCGCAGGATTATCAATCGCTTCTGGTTCAGTTGATCTCGTCCCGGATGATGTTCAGGTTGATAGGCCTCTGAGTCCGTTCCAGGCGATTCCGGATACACCTGAACTGCAGACGCCAGTAACTATTAGTGCTGGATATGATGATGCTGAAGTACCTATCTTCACTGGTACTGCTCATGCTAATGCGGGCGAGTCTCTGGACTCTGCTACTAATGTAGATATCCAGGATAACGCTTCATTGCTCCGTAAGCTAATAACGTTGTTGCCGGTTGCTACTAGTATGTATACTCGCGACAGTACTATTACCAATGCGATGTACCTAACGGCACTATGGGCCTTGGATGCTTGTGCTCGTAAGGCTGGGTTCGAAAGTACTCCAAACCCACTGATCAACACGTTCCCCATTAATGGATATGTTGACGTCGATCTACATGTGCCGATGCAGGGTGGTAGGAACCCTCTTCCTGGTTCGGGCTTTCATAGAAGCAATGCAGCCGCTGCTGGTCTTAGTTGGGAGCCTGCTCCTTGGGGTTATGGGGTCTGGCCTGACGTAGCTTCGAACCAGGGCTACGACCTTCAGACAAACTGGCTCTGGTCCTCTCTGTTGCTTACGGGCGTTGTAATACAGGGAGTGTTCAGCTCTGCGAGTCAGGCCTCAACCTCAGCCATCCGACTACACACCGCGACAACTGGTAACCCCAACGTCGGGCTTGTGGTTAGCTCCACAACCATCTCCGTCACCTCTACGAACTCGGGTGGAGGGGTTACTACGATATGTAGCATTGCTCTCGGAGGAGTTCCGATCAACGGGCCTGTGCGGGTAATGTTCATACCCGATGGCTTCGGCGGGCCTACCTCAGTCTTCCTTGAGACGCACGACGGGCGAACTGCTAGCGGGGTTGGGACCGGCAGCGGGACAACCACACACGCCTCCGTCAATGGGCAGGTTACTGGCGCCTGTATCTCACGCGCGAGCACTAGCTTCCTGATAACTTCGCAGGGGAATCTGGTTAACTGGGAGCCAACATTCTTCGCCGACCCTTCTCTGAATGCTCTGCAGGCTACACCATATATTAGCAATGAGGTCGCCTGGGAGGTTATGGGGGAGATTGCTGAGACTGAGGCGGGCGCTATCTGGCTTGATGAGTCAGGAAGGCTTAGCTTCAAGAACCGAAATACTCTTACTAGCCTAAGCAATCCCATTGCCACTACTGTGACTGCTAGAGACTCCTTGAAGAACATCTTCTGGGACTATTCTATCAGTCAGAAGTATACCCATGTTTCTGTTCCTTATTGGCCAGTGACTATTAGAAGGACTGTTGTATCTGCTGCGTACATCTTGGCGCAGAAGCCTAGCAATAGTAACGTCTACACTATGGCGGAGATGCAGGCTAGTCTTGGTGGTGCGACCTGGTTCGTTGATCTTGATGGCGATGCCATTGAACTGGACACAGGTATCCAAAGGTTCAACTGTGCTCAGCGCATTGGTAGCTACGTCGAGATTGGTGCTGCGGATCGTAACGATGACTTCCGTAATGACTGTGGTAGTCCTCGACCACCTGGAGTGCCTAGGTATAGCTATGACAAGCTCCTAGGCTCCGAAGGTAGTGTGACGCTCACTGTCACGATCTTTACACCTAGTAGGATCATGATCAATGCAGTCTTCAGTCCTGGTATGCTGTGGCCTTACGATCCTGATGCAGAAGTGTCCTTGGCTGGTGCCGGAGGTAATGGAACTCCTGGACCTGTCATGATGGCCAAGCAGGTCAACATCTGGGGTGAAGAATCTACCTACACAGCCATTACTGATGATAACCCTCCTACAGGTCAACGCTTCCTAAACGTTCCGGGAAGTCGTTGGAGGTCTACACTTGCTGAGGCTCAGACACTTGGTGACTGGCTAGCTGCCGAGTTGGAAACGCCTAGGCCCATCATTACCAACTTACCTCTGGCTGTTCCGGATCCTCGCATTCAATTGGGCGACCATATTCGAGTTGAGGATCCGGAGATCTCTGGCCTGTCCGGTCGGTGCCTTGTTGTAGGGATCTCTCTGCACAGTACTGATGGTCAACTCGAACAAGAGCTTTCAGTCCGCGTCCTAGCCGTTGACTGAGAAGGGAGAAGGATCGATGAACGAGAACGTACAGCGAGTCGAAGACGAGGACCCTTATGCTAAGGTGCCTCCGCCAGCTTCGACGGACGGACCTCAAGAGCCAGTTGATCCGACTGAGCTCGAAGAAGAGGGTCACGCTGTCCTTCCTGAAGGCGAGGAGGATGAGGATGGCGAAGACTCTTAAGGGTGCTAACGTCACAGCCCAGTGGTATGAGGACAACTATCTAGGAGCATTGTTTTCCTGGCTAGAAAAGTTCGTCATTCATACTACTGAGACTGAGAGCTGGCCTGGCTATAGTGGTGGAGCATCTTCACCCAATGCTACCTATCATCCTAGGCTACGTCAGATCCGACAGCACCATTCCAACAACAGATCGTCTCGAGCACTTCGTGATCCAAGCTCCACAGTGGTGCGAGAGAACCGAGACAAGGTCTTCCAGCTCGAGATCATAGCCTACTCTGACTACGCGTTGGCACGAAGCGTTGGGGGTTTGTGGATTGGTGATCTGACCAAGTCACACTTCGACGACATCGCAGCTATGATCGTCCAGCTACATCGAGAGGAAGACCTTCCACTAGGCTCGACAGTAAGGTGGAAGGAAGGTCAGAAGACCTACGTCAGTGGCGTTAGGCTTTCCGGTCCTAGCTTCGATGCTTACCGAGGTATCCTGGGTCACGTTCATGTGTCCGGTAACGACCACTGGGACCCAGGAGGCCTCCGCTATTCGCAGCTCGATGCTGCTATCGATCGACTGCTTGGCAACACACCTACACCAGAGCCCGAACTTCCAGAGGAGGACGAGATGGCAAAACCTTACGTCAGCAGGTACGGAGCTACCCAATGGGTACTGATTGGTGGTATGGAGGCTCAGGTTATCTCCGTAGGTACCATGGGCATGCTAACTAAGGGTAAGGGCGCCCTGGAGATTATCGACCCGCCACATCCCAATGATGTCATCAGGGCTATGTTGTCCCTTAGGGATCTTCGAAGCACTTCCTTGGCCAACAAGTTCTGGACTAAGTTCGTCAGGCGTGGTGGCAAGGACATTGCTGCCATTCAGGAACTGGCTGATGCCAAGACTATTGGTCTGGAACTACAAGCCGAGCTTGACGTCATCAAGGAGATCCTGAACGGGATGGTCGACGAGCCTGCTCCCCAGATGAAGCCTGTCGCAGCAGCCACTACTGAAGTCGGAAAGACTTCGGCGAACGAGGAAGAGCCCGAAGTCAAAGATGCCTGAGAGCATCTAGTACATACCGTGGGGGTATCGTGTGGAAGTCCTGCCTAGCAACATTCCGGACCTCGTAGGAGGTCTGGGTGCCGTGGGTCTCCTCGCCTGGCTTATGGTAAGAGTAATGGGACAGAGTAGCGGAGACCGTAAGGATTACAGCGCCACTCTCACAAAGGAACGGGAAGACCATTCTAAGGAAGTCAAAGATCTAGAAGAGCGTCATGCTAAACAGATCGATGATCTTCGTACACAAGT